GGAGGAGCGTCAGATCGCATGGGGCACGGGCGTGAACGAACTGCTCGGTCTCTTCGCTCCGGCCAACGCGATCCCCGAGTTCGCGCGCGCCGAGGTGGGCGACACGATCATCGACACGATTCGTCGGATGCGCACGGATCTGCGCAAGAAGAAGGTGCAGCCGAACTTCGTTGGTGTCGACCCGATCGATTGGGAAGAGGTCGAGCTGCAGAAGGGAACGGACATGCACTACCTCTGGGGCCTGATCAGCGACATCCGTGGTCCGCGCATCTGGTCACTGCGAGTGGTCGAGTCCGACGCGATGACGAACCCCGACACGGGCGAGCGTCGTCTGCTGATGGGCGATGGCACGCGCGGCGCAACGATCTACGATCGCAATCAGATCCAGCTGGCGGTTGGCCTGATGGACGATGACTTCGGTCGCAACCTTCGCACGCTTCGGGCGGAAGAGCGTCTGGCCCTCGCGGTCAAGCGCAACTTCGCGTTCGAGTATGCGACGACGGCCGAGGCGGCATCGTAATCGCGGCTAGAGTTTGAACAGCTCTAGGCTCTACTGGTGTGGCTCCCGAGCCAGTCGCGAATTCGGGAGCACCTACTTCACACATTATCTCCTTTCACTGGAGGACCAGTGACATGAAGTACCTCGAGGCACTGAAGCAGAACGGGAAGGAGGCGAAGAAGTCGATTCTTCCCGAGGGTGAGAACAAGATGCAGTCCGGCAATCGTCCGGGTCAGCGTGGCAACAATCTCAATCGCAACGATCCGCAGTCGCTCGTGAGTGGGTCGCACCAGAACGAGAACACGGCGGGCGGAACGTCGAACGAGAAGGGTGCCGTCTCTGCTCTGGCAAAGGAACTCGGCGTCGATCTCGGAAAGGTGAAGGGCACGGGTCCGCGGGGCACGATCACCGAGCAGGACGTTCGCGACGCGAAGTCCGAGTAACTTCACCGAATGCTAAGAGGATCGGCGTATGATTGTGACGTTGGACGAACTCAAAGCCGTGCTGGGCATTCCGCTGACAGATGTCTCCCAAGATCCCTATCTCACGAGACTCATCTTGGCGAAGACCGCATGGATCGAAGGCTACACGCAACGGCGCTTTGATACGCCGATCCCGCATTCGCAGATTGCACAAGGCACGGGCGAGGACGCGATCTATCTAGAGTGGCATGTGGACGACGTCGTTTATGATCCGCCACTCAGTCCGTTGCCTGGCACATCAGTCGTTGTCTCGCGTCGGCCGATGCTCGAGCGCTTCCGTCCGTGGGAAGTGCTGACGGAAGGAGAAGATTGGGAACGCATCGGCGATGTCATCTACTTCCTGCGCTGGTGGGGAATCTGGCCGAGCGAGGATGAAATCAAGGTCGATTATCTCGGCGGCTATGGCCTTGCGCCAGAAGACATTCGCGATGCGTTGCTTGAACTCGCGTCGAATCAGTATGTCACCGATTCTACGGTCGCATCGAACGCATCGTCTGGTACCTCGGGCATCACGAGCGAAAAGATCGGCGACTTCAGTTACTCTGTCGGCACCAGCACCACAGTCTCGAGCAGCTCAACGATTGCTGGAGCTGATGGCAGTGCGCTCGGTTCAACAATGATGACCCTTCAGCGGTACAAGCGGAGATTTCAGTAATGCCTCGGCCGACGATCGATCACCTGCTCGATACCACGATTCAGATCTGGCGTCCATCAATCACAGATGATTCGGTCGGTATCGAAGAACGCGATTATGCGCCAGTCTTTACGGTCGATGCGGTGTTCAATCGGGCGACACAGCAGGAAGCGAACATCGGTGCCGGACTTGCGCCCGTCGGTAGTATGCGATGGTATGGCCGACCGGATATCGATGTGCGACCGCGCGATATCTGCGAAATTGTTGACGGACCTGAAGCGGGCAAGACGTTCGAGATCAACGCACCTCCGGTTCGACCGAAAGGTCATCATACGCAAGTCGATTGCATCGAGTGGAACGGTGTGTTGCCGAGCGTCTCATGACATGGGAAATATTCTACACACCGCACACCGATGATGAAAGCATCGGGATGGCCGGAGCAATTGTCAAAGCGCGCAGCCTGGGACATGATGTCCTGGTCTGTCTCGTCACCGATAATCTGCCGTCCACTCGCGGACGCAACATGTTCGCTGATCGTGACATCGATCTCGTGCAACAGCGACTGATGGAATGGCATCACGCACTTGATTTGCTCGATGTGACTGAACGGCAAGTCTGGGGCTTGACTGAACTCGACATGCCGACGCACATTCGTGAGACGCGAGAATCAATTCGTACGCTCATGCACACGTTGCATCGAACGCATCGCGCAGTGCATCATCACGCGCCATGGGGCATGTGGGATCAGAACGGTGGCGTAGGATGTCTCGCACATGAACTCTGTGCGAGTGCCGCATTTGAACTATCGTACGAATATCCGGCGCATGTCTCGCTGTATGGAATCTACGAATACTCGAAACCGCCGCTCAAGCGATACGCGCCGACGATGCAGTCATTGTCACCGCAACAGCACGAGATCAAGCGAAAGGCACTGAACGCATACTATCCGCAGCCGGGTTCGATCGGGTATGGATACACGAGCGTTCCCGAGTTGATGGATGCTGCCAAATCAGATCCACGTGAATTCGTGATCGAGCTCTAATATGGAACGCATCATCAGTACGCCCGACATCACGATCTATCAGGGCCTCGCCGCTGAGTGGCCCGGTGATGAACATATCGATCTGGTCTTCACCAATCCGTATGGGTATCTACCGTCGTCGCTCGTCAATCACCCGATGGTCTTGCATCAGTGGATTCACCGCAAGCGACAATTGGAAGTCTGGGCGGAGAATCTCCTGACACATTGCGTCGGTGTGTGGAATCACGAGCGTGAAGCATTCTGGTCAGCGCATTATCCACGCCGTACGATTGATATCAGCGAGTTCGTCCCGGAACCTGGCGGATGGTACCCAGAAGATCTGGTGCGACGGTTGCTTCCGCAATTCGTCTGTCCTGGACAGACCGTGTGGGATGGATTCATGGGTCGCGGCACTGTGGCAAAAGTATGCAGAGAACTCGGTGTGAAGTATGTCGGTGTTGAAGAATTGCCCGCGCATGTGGCCTTGGCACGCGATTATCTGGAGATCACGACGTGATTGCGCATCTGTGGAATCGCCATGCAGGACGTGAGCTCGATACCATCGAAGTTGGAGGACGGCTCGCGCCCTATCGGTTGGTCGCGTGCCTGAATGTGTGGAATGATCACGAAGCCCTTCGGCGCAATCTGCCGTCATGGCGTGATGCCGTCGATCATGTGATTGTCGTTGACGGCAGTTACTCAACGACAAGCGAGCAGTCATTGTCAACCGATGGAACGCGCGAATATCTGCAGTCGCAGTTTTCATCGATCGAATTTCTCGACGGTGCGGGATTGACACAGTGCGAAAAACGCACGATGTATCTGCGGCACGGATGTGACGATGACATGTTGTTCGTCATTGATGCCGATGAACAGTTGGTCACACCGATCGAGACGCTGCATCGGCTTCCGGTATTCGATATCGGATGGGTACGAATCCAGAGTCCGATCTACACGAAGGAGTATGGTCAGCCACGACTGTTCGCATGGCGACCGAATCTCTCGTATCGCGGTCGCCACCACTGGATGTACGAAGAACAGCGATTGTTCTGCACGCATCAGTATGGTGGCGTTGGATTTTCGCATCGTCCGGTCGATGTTACACTGGTGAACAATCGCAATACGGGACGATCGATCGAACGACGCAATGTGAAGCGCGTCAATATCGCACAGCAGAATTCGATTGAGTTCTCCCTCGCGGCCATGCCGAGCTCGGTCATGTCCGATCAGGCAACTCAGGCGCGTGAGTGCTTGCATATTTTGAACTACGCCTATCGTGATGATGGCCTTGCGCCATCGCGTCTGCACTCAGCGATCAATCGCACAACACCACATTCGTCAACGTTCTTCAAGGTGCGTCCAGGTCCATTCGGCGTCCCGACACAGTACGATGCCGGAATTGATTTCAAGATTCTCGCGCAAGCAGAACGTGAAGCCGACGTTATTCACATTCACTCTCCTGTCGCATCGAGTTTTCCGTCACGATACAATGTTCCGATCGTGTACCATCATCACGGCACACGACTGCGGAATAACCCGAAGCAGTGGGCTGACGCAGCAGAACGACGAAACGCCTTGGTCATTGTCGCGAATCTCGAGTTGCTGACCTGGATCGATGGCGTGTTCGTACCGAATGCAGTTCCAGTCGCTCGATACCGCGCGTTGGCGGAGGCACACTGGACGACACTCGAGCATGCGTCGTCGTTCCGCGTGGCACATTCGCCTACGGTTCGCGAAAGAAAAGGAACGAAGGAGTTTCTTGCGGCGTGTGATCGGCTCCGTCAGCGCGGGTATCCTATCGAGCCAGTCTTGATCGAAGAAGTATCGCATGAACAAGCACTGCGAATCAAGGCGTCATGTCATGCAGTGTTTGATTCGTTCTGGCTTGGCATTCAGTGTAGTGGAATCGAAGGCGCCGCGATGGGATTGCCCGTTATTGCGGGCGATGAAATTGTCGCGCAGCGATATCGCGAACAGTTCAGTGCTGTGCCGTATACGTTCGCTAATTCCGAAGCGGAACTTGAATACACGCTGCATCGTCTGATGGATGATCCACACTTCTATCAGGAAGAAGCAGCACGAGTCAGTGACTATGTGACCACGTATCACGATGAGAGCGCCGTCGCGCTCGCGTATCTCGATCATCTCGATCGAGCATTCCAGTGGCGATCAGTTCGTGTGCGGTCGCCAGTGGCCCGTCCATGTCTCTGCAAATGAGGTGACGAATGGAACTCCAGGACATTGTAACTGCTCCGCAAGACCGATCGCTGGTCTCGACAACGGTGTGGGCGCTCTTCAATGCGGAGCATGGTCGGTTCAAGGTGAAGGTGTGGATCTTCAACTTTGATGCTGAATCACTTGTCCGCGCGTGGATCACTGCGAAGTTTGGTCCCGACCCGATGGCCGTGTAATGATCAAGTTTCTGACACAGTGGGTCGGACTCGAGACGCTGGCGCAGGAAGAGTTCGAAGCATTGCGTCGGCCGACTGAGATCGCCATTTCGAAAGCGACGTTGTACTACGAAGGCCGAGTGAAGAAGAAACTCGGTGCGACTCCAGCACGTACTGGTCGTATGTATGGCGATCATCAAGCATCAGCGCCAGGCGAGCCACCTGCTCCGTTGTCAAGTGATCTTCGCCGATCGATCACGCATTCACCAGTGATCTGGGAAGGAGATGTTGCCAGTGCTGAAGTCGGAACGGATCGACCGTATGGGCGGATTCTTGAATTCGGCGGTGTGACGAGTCATGGCGTTCGCATTCTTCCGCGTCCATACTTCAGTGCGACATGGCTTGAAGAGGAAGAACGGATTCAACAGATTCTCGACAATGCTGTGCGCAAGTCGCCCGTCATGGGCGATATCGTGGCTGAAGTAACTGAAGACAGCATCGGTCGAAAGTCTGGACGCGATCGATCAGAAGCTGCACGTCGAGGGTGGGAGACACGGCGCGCAAAGCAATCTTAACACCGAGGTGGATACATGATGTGGGATCACGTGATGGAATCGGTCAAAGCGTTGATCACGGCTGATCCTACGCTGAATGCGATCTTCGGCGACAATTTTCGGAAGTCCGGTCCGGCAGTCGATTTGGCCGTGCCCATCATTGAGTGGACGTTACTGGCTGACACGGAGACTGAACTCTGGGCGCCGATGCTCATCCAGTTTGATTGCTGGACGAAAACTGCTGCCGATAGTCGAGTGGCAGAACGGCGACTGCGAAGTCTGTTCATGCGTACCACGAGTATCGTGTTCGATACCTACACGATAATCACTGAATACGCAGACGGAGCTGACCTCGCAGTTCCAAACCGATCTGGCTATGTGGGTCGTGGTGTTCGTTTTCGTATGAGTCCGTTGCGTCAGCAGTATGCACGACCTGTGTAGTGTTCAAATAGATTCGCGCAAAGTTTATCTTCCACTGAGGAACAGGAGTCATGTCGAATCTCAATCTCAAGGATGTATCCAGCATTCTCGCCTCCTACGGCCGCGGAGTGGTGTTCTATGCGGACAAGTGGGATCCGACTGCTGGCGCACTGACCATGACGCAACTCGGCGTGACAGAAGGTGATATCGTCGAGACGCCGAATGCGACGACTGCAGTCATGACCTATCCGGAGTTGACGGGACCAGCGGCGCAGGATGTCGACTATCTCGGTGAGAATCCGGTCGTCGAGATTCCGTTGTATCTCGCTGATCCGGCACTGCTCGCGGTCGTCTCGCCATCCGGCAGCGCGCACGCGGGTCGGTCACGTCGTGGTCCAGTCAAGCAGTGGACGCTCGCGATCTTTCCGGAAGCACTGTTCCTGTCGACAGATGTTGACGGTATCGTCACGGATAAGACGGTGGCCTTCGGCGTCGGAGGCGCGTGGACGTTCAATGGCGCGGCACTCACCGTTGATCAGCAGCGGTATCTGGATGTCTCGTTCTGGCTGTGGCGCTGCGTCTTCAATCGCCCACCGCGTCGGTTCCGTGGTGGCGCGGGCGAAGAGAAGAAAAACATCGAGACTGTGTCCACGCAGACGATGCATCATCCACAGATGCCGGAAGGCCATCACCTCTTCACGACGGGTGATCCATTCGACAGCGGCATCGATCTCAACGGCTTCACGCCGTCCTGATCATGGGACAGTTTCGCTACGTCTCACCTGACGAAGTAGCACAGCGTCACCGCACCCGGAATGTGGAGACTCTACTTCGTCAGCCGCGTCAGCCAGAACATCGGAACGTTGAACAAGTGTTGTCTCTCGGTGATGTGCGATACGTGCTGTTTCGTACTCGTACGTATCGCATTCCGCCAGTTCCGTACAAACTCGGCGAGCGTGTGCTTGAGTCGCACGCTCGTCTGGTGCAGTACGGAAGAGACGTCGCTACGACGGGCAAGAAAGAACCGACGGATAAGTTCTATCGGCAGTTGACGATTCAAGCGCGACTGCTGTGGTCACACATGCGGCCGACTGGGAAGATGAAACGTATGCTCTGGCGTCTTCGACTCATGCGCAATCCGTTCTACGCAGCGTCAGAGAAAGAGATCACGGAGCTCACCAATTTTTTCTTGCTGTGCCGGATGACGTCAAGCGTCCAACCTATCTTGGGGAAAGTGGAAGCGAACTGACTGTTCACGATATCGATGATCTCGATGAGCTGATCACGTTCGTAACGTATCGTCCGGCATGGGTACGACCCGATGGATTTCCGTTGTCGTGGCAGCACTACGTCTACGGAATGCGACACATCGCGCGCGAAAACATACGCCATCAGTTATGGATGGCACAAGCATTTCGATTGGGACGCCAAGAAAAAGAAAACTGGGAAACGTTCCAGCGTGATACCAATCGTTTGACTGAGGTTCCAACGCATGGCTGATAACATCATCCAGCGCATCATCAAGATGGTGCTGGACAAAGAGTCAGCAAAGAAGACGCAGGACGATGCCAATCAAATGGCGTCGAAGATTGATGATACGTGGAAGTCAGTCGCGCAGAAGATTGGTGGATATCTCGCTGCTGGTTTCTTGATCAGTAAGGTCATCGCCTTTGGGAAAGCCGCTATCGCTGAAGCGACGTCGTCAGAGAAAGCGTGGAAGCAACTCAAAGGAACGATCGACAATACGGGCGCATCGTACGATGCGATGCAGGATAAGATCGTTGCAGCAGCGAATGCGTTTCAAGATTCAACGATTCATGATGACGACGCATTCGCTGAGACGATGGGTCGCATGGTAACGTTGACTGGTGATGCTGCCGCATCGCTGAACAACATGGGACTTGTCGCCAATGTCGCGGCGCAATTTTTCAATGGAGAATTGGAGCCCGCCGCGAATCTCGTTGCTAAGGCGATGAATGGTAATACGAATGCCCTGAAGAAGATGGGCATTCAGGCGAAGGATGCGCAGGATGCACTGAACATTCTCGCGCAGCGTTCGATGGGCGCGGCGACGCGCGAAGCGAAGACGTTCGATGGTCAGATGCATCAGCTGAGCGAAACGTACAAGGACATGCTGAAGGAAGTCGGCAACGCCATCATCATGAACGATGGTGCGACCGATGGTGTCAGTGTCCTTCGCGCAGCGTTGCAAGCGTTGACGAAGTGGGTCCATGAGAATCGCGATGCGATCTCGCTCTGGGTGACGAAGGGCGTGATGTTCGCGATCGACGCAGCCGATGTCTTCATTCGTGCGATTGTTGGCATGTCGAATGTCATCGGCGGAGGATTCATGTCGTTCCTCGGCCTGGCGTCAGTTGGATTGGCGAAGCTCGCTCTTGGACTGGTCGCGGTACGCAATGGTGTCCACGCCGTACAAGATGTCTTCGGCATGGACAACAAGAAACAGAAAGACGAAACGAAGGCGATCGAAGAACAGGCAGAAGCATTGGAAGAGTGGGGCAAGCAAGCGCACAACACTGGAGTAGAACGTGTGAAGATCGGCGTCGATGTGCTTGCAACGCCAATGTTTTCGAGCAAGGACTTCATGGGCAAGTTGAAGATTCCAGACCTGACGGTCAATCGCCCAATGGTCGGAAAGAATCAGAGTACCGACGCAACGAAAGAAGTCACGAAAGCACTCGAGGATTTCCAGAAAGAAGCGAAGGCTGCCGCGAATATGCAGAAGGTGCTCGGCGATCAATTCGACGCGACTGGTGCTGAGATTGATCGGACGACGAAACTCCTGAATGTGCTCGCGGCCAATGGCCTGACGCCAGCATCTGTTGGCATGGCGGGATTGAGTGAGCACTTGCAGGATCTCGTTAAGAACATGAAGCCAGTGCACGACGCACTGAAAACATTTCACGAAGAAGAAAAGGTCGCAGAGAATTCGCACAAGATTTTGGGTGATCGATTCGATGCGACGGGCGCAGAAATCGATCGCACCACGAAATTGCTGAACGTCCTCGCGGCCAATGGCATTGATCCCACGACCATTGGCCTTGGTGATCTCAGTGGTCGGTTGACACAGCTCGTCACGAACATCAAGCCAGTGGAAGATGCGACCAAGTCATTGGCGAAGTCGTTGAAATCGAATCTCGCGACAAGCGCGATTGAATCATCAGCAGCAATTCGAGAATTGCAGCGGCAGCAGGATGCAACGCTTGAATCGATGAACACATTGATTGCGCAGGGTGTTGATCCGCAGTCTCCGCGCATTCGCGCACTGGTGAAAGAATACGATAGTTTGCAGAAACGTATCGGTTCAATCACGGCAGAGACAACGGTCAGTCGCCTCAAGCAACAGCAAGGCGATATTCTCTCGACAATCAAGTCCCTGCTCGATGAAGGATTGGATCCGACATCACAAGCGATTACGGATCTGACAGAGCGGTACAACAAGCTGACCGATTCGATCTCTGACACCGAGAAGATTCAAGCAGTTGCTGATGCCTACGCATCGCTTGGTGAAGAGATTCGTATGGCCGCATTCACGGCGGCACTTGAAGGTGCTAACGGCATGGATGCCCTTCAGGCGGAGCAGCAAGCATTGCTCAAGTCCATTCAAGACCTGATCTCGAAGGGGATCAAGGTGGAAGATAAAGCGTTGCAGGATTTGATTCATCGCTACAAGGAAGTATCGAAAGCGATTCAAATGCAGACGGCTGTCATGGAATTGCAGACGGCTGTTGCTGATGTTCTGGCTGAAGCACTCGGCGCCGCATTGCAGGGCGGACTGCATGAAGCCGCAGTGGCGAAAGCAAAACAGAATGCGATCGAAGCGGCGGAGATGATCGTTCGTGCTGGCGCATTCGCTCTCATGGGACGATACGACAAAGCCGGACAAGCCCTCGCATTGGCTGGAGAATTCGCTGCAGTCGCGGCGATGTGGGGAGCATTCGCTGCAGTCACCGGAGGTGGCGGAGGTGGCAGCGACACGGGAGGTGCAGGAGCAGGAGGTGGTGGATCAAGCTCGAGCATGGGTGATTCACGTGCATCATCGAATGATGCGGCAAATCGCGCGGATCAACCGAAAACAGAAGTTACTATCAATCTGGTCGGTCCGGGATTCCACGCACTGAATCCGGCTGTGCAAGAAGTTGTGTGGGGCGCGACGCAAGAAGCATCAGAACGATTTGGTCCGAACACTCGTATTCGCATCAGCTCTCAGCAGTAAACTTTCTCTCTGCGGTGAACAATGCCTGGACTGCCACTGCGGCCGATCATCACGTATGGGTCACCGACGAAGACCATCGATCTGTCGATGCCTCAGAAGTGGTGGGGATACAAGACACAACTCGTCGGCGGATCACGGAAAAGTTCTGCTGGCATTCCAGAATCTTTCACGATTCGCGAAGACAACTTGTCGATGCTCACACTTCGGGTGCATGAGTGTGAGCTCTTGGATGTGCGCGATTGGATTCTCGATTGTTGGCGGAGGAGCGCGACATTCAAGTTTCAGTACGATGCACTCGATATTGAAACGGTGTTCACCTGCTACTTGGATGCGCCGACATATGACGATGGATGGGATCCGCAGCGGATGACCAATCCTAACTTCCCGCAGTTCTGGGAAGTCACGGCGACTATTCGTAACACCCTCGCAGAGATTCCGATCTTCGTATCTGTGACTGGCGATTGTGCATCGACGAGCGTGTCCGAGCAAGCATGGGTGCTCACTGATTTTGCGAACGGCTCAAGCTTGCGTCTGTCGGTTCCGCCGCCGGGCGCAGGATTCGGATCTGGCGCGAACTTCGTCAATCTGCCAGATCCGATGACTGATCCGGCAGTACTCTACATTTCGGATCCACCCGAGAATACGTGGGACACACTGATCTTGACGGCGGGTTTGCTGATTCCGTTGAATGTCTATCTGGAAACATCAGGCCCGACACCAGATCTTGGATGGGATCGTGCTGGTGGATTTTTCAAGATCAAACAGATGCGCGGATCGAGCGTCATCGCAGAAGCAACATCTCCGCAGATGGGATTCGGCTCACTCGTCTCGAGCTATACGTCATTCGACGTATCATCCATCGGCTCACTGCGCGTTGAGGTTGATGATTTCATTCGCCTCGAGCTCTATGGATATCAGAGTCTCGCACCGGGTCGTACTGACGAAGGGTACCGATGCTTCTACTACTATGGCGCAGTCTTCGGTCCGCGATTGAATCCACGTCTGGTCTGTCTGTCTAACGTGGAGGAACAGTAATGCCTAACTATCTGTTCCAGCGTTTGACGTTCTTTGCCGATGATGATGTCACACCGCTGTTGGGTGCAGTCGATGTTGATGGAAAAGTCATTGATCCGACGTTTTCAACTGATCCAGAGCACGTTCGTCCGTATCTCGAGTTTTCAGAAGATACGGGTCAGCAGGATGTTGATTTCCTGCAGGGATCATCGACCATCGGCACGATTTCGCTGACGATTCTCGACAAGCGTCGGACAGCGAATGATCAAGCGACGGGAATCTTCACGTGGCTTCAGGTCAGTGGTACGACGGGCGACACTGCCGTTCTTCGCCGACGCGCACTGTGGGAAGGTCTGCTATCTGACGGAATCACATGGGTCGTGTTGATGAATGGTGTGCTGACGCGAGTCGCACTGAATGACGATCTCGTCAGCTATACCATCGGCCTACGCGACATGCGCGAGCGTGAACGACGCGTGCGTCTGTTCGTGAAGAACAACAACGCTGTGATCGATGGCAGCGGAAATATCACCATCTCGCGCGGCACCTGTTTCTTCCCACTCGTTGGCCCGATGGAAGGATGGGGTCGGCCAACAAAGTACGATGCGACACTCGATCGCGTTGTGCAGTATGGTGCTCCACAGCTGGAACCGACACACGGTGTCAAAGGCAAATGGATTCAAGATCTCCTCGGCGGATCATACGTCTACTTCGACATCAATGATCCGACGTCAGGTTTCGTGTACGCCGAGGGGCGTGAAGATCTCTTCGCAAAGTACGGACAGTCGAGCTACGATGGCCAAGGTCAGATTCTGCTCTCGTCAGGAATCTTCGATACGAGCTATCTGACCTTCGATAAATACTCGTACAATAACTCGATCGCGCAGTGGAGTCCGAATCCCACGGGTGGACCGTGGTACACGATGAAGATCATGCCCGCGAATACGGGCATCATTGCGTTTCGGGATAACATCTTCGAGATAGTCGAGGGACAGTCGACGCTGAACTTCAACCTCACAGGGTTGAATCTCTCGATTCCGAAAGGCCAGCCGTTCAAGTATGTTCGCTCCGCGAAGTTGATTCCATCGCCTGGCGATACATCACCGACGAATGGACAGACGGTGTATGTTCGCTATATCAGCAACATGCAGCCGGAGAAAGACGTACCGAAATATCTTGAAGAAGAAACCTTCGGTATTTTTCTGAAGAAGATCTACGACGGTGAATTCAGCGATCCAGAAGTTCCGCCGCGTGTGGCATACGATCTCACGGCGATGAACAAGATGATCGCTGATACACCGCTGATGATCGGCATCGTTGACGAAGTCGTCACCGACATGCGCGGATGGGTCGAAGAAAATATCTACAAGCCACTCGGCTATGCGCCCGCGCTCTCGCCTGATGGAACGATCACGCCGATCAAATACGCATTACCAGATGAGACTGTTCCGCTGTTGATGTTGACAGATGCGAACGTTGAGAAGGCCACCTGGGAACATAGCGATGAGAACGTTATCAACAAGGTGACGTTCACCTATCAGCGCGATATGGTTCCGGCAGTGCCCAGTCTCAACGCACTCGCTGGTGTCAAGATCAATACGACAGACATCATCATCGAGAACTGGAACATCGCGTCGATTCCGTTGTTCGATACGAAGTCACTCGACTACAAGCCTGTCACGACACACTCGGTCTTGGTGACTGGGAGTAAGTTCATCCCGCGTCCCAATGTCTCGAGTGAAGTCGGATGGCGTCTCGCGATCGCGCGCACTGCCGATGTGATCATGCGATTTGGCAATGGCGCGCAGGTCTGCACCGTGACCGCGATGGGGAGTGATCCCGATGTCGCCGCCGCGAAGATTGGCGGATGGTCTGTTCTCGGCGTCTCGTGGCTGCCGGATTACAAGACACGGAAACGTGGCATCGCGCGATTGATGCAGATCACGAGCATCAAACGCACGACACCGATTTCGTACGAATTCACACTGCTCGATGCAGGTCCGTACGAAGCGGCCAAGACCTGCCCGACGGTCAACAATATTCAGCAGTATGCTGATGGCCGTGTGTCAGTTGATGTCACTGGCATTCCCGCTGATACGATCGCTCGTCTCGAGTTTGCGATCAGTGACACCGAGCCTCCGCCAGAGAGCGGTGCGTGGATGCTGCTGAAGCGAACACAGACGACCGGAACAGTCTACACCACGGCGCAAGCGCCCGGAGTGAAAGTCTGGATTCGGTGGCGCGGTGAAGCGCAAGGGGCGAGACCATCAGCGTGGTGCGGTGTCCTGAACATCACCATCGCCAATACGGCACAGATGGTGGATGCCCGATTGATCCTCATCGATGGCGTGCCGCGTGTGAGTTGGGACGCGACCTCATCGACACTTGGCATTCGTGTTCTGTATCAGCGACATCCAGAAGGATCAGCACAGCCGACATCACTCGGTTCATCGATCGATGCTGATGTGAACCTGAATGGGAGTGATGGACGCGGCTATATTGATCTGCCGTTCAAGCTCAATCCGTACGAACAGATCACCGTTCAGGTTGTTGGTTATCCTGGATTCTCTGGCGGTGCGGTGTCCGGAACAGCGGGCATGGCGTCGCAATACATGACCGCGCAATACACTGTCGACATCGGTCCACCGACCGTATTGCCGATCGTCTCGTACAGTGGCGGTGGACTCGTCGGTGCAGCGACGCTGACGGTCAACGAGAATCTGTCAACGGACACGATCGGTGTGCAAGTGAAGGACGATGCAAACACGATTTGGACGTTAGTCACATCGGGCTCGGATGCGACGCCACTACTCGTTGCTCCGGGAACGGTGATTGCATCGACATCGTGGTGGCATCAGGGTTCAACATTCGAGCAGTTGCTGATGGGACAAGGTCTGACCGCTGGTGTCACGCGCACATTCTATTCGCAAGTGACCGCGACGAAGACTGGGCTCAAGTCCGATTGGATTCCATTCTACTGGCAGGGCGCAGAAGCAACGACCGCCGTTGTTAGCGACGATACCGTGGTCATGGATTCTGTCGCTGACGCAACGGCATCGACTGATTTTCCGAATGCCGTTGGCCTCGCTGATTCAGCGACCACGCAAATCGATCGTGCCACAGCGGATACGATTAAAGTCGAAGTGAAAGATAGTTCGCTTGGTATTGTCAAGCTGAATGCGACGGGGACACGCAGTGACGGAACATTCCTACGCGGCGATAATACATTCGCTCCACCGACAATCGCTGGCGGGAGTGGTGTCGGCGCGGTGCTCGCGTACACCGAAGTGACTGGTGTCTCTCCGTCACTTGCGGACGAAGCGTCGGCGACGATCGTGCTCACGATGGCCAAGACGGTTGCGATTCAGCGCGTCACGACAAGTGCTGCCGCTTCTGTTCGGCTGTATTCAACACTCGCTGCCTTGAGTGCAGATATTGGACGAGGAAATGTTGATCCGGCATTTGGTGGTGCCGGAGAATCACTGTTCGATGTGTCGCCTGGCGTGAGCTCGACATCGCTCATTCAAGAACCTCGGCGCAATGTCGTCTGTAACAACGGTGATAATCCGCGCTCTGGAAAGTTCTACATGCGTGTGACCAACAAAAGCGGCGGAACGGCGACGATCACGACCGTCATTCGGTATCTTCCGCTCGAAGGTGCTCCGGCAACGATTCCGCCCGATGTGCTCACGGGCATGCTGTGGGAATTCGATGTGCAGTCGTTGACACCAGTGGCCGACGGAACAGAAACACTCATCGTGCCGAACTCTGGATTGCTCGGCGGTAACATCGGTAATGGATCGGGCTTTGGATCTGGTCCGAAGTATCGGACGAATCAGATCAACGGTCGTCCGGCGATCAAGATCACACAGATCGGTGGCAATACGCGAAGCTACGGATTGCCGACGGCTGGCTTTGTCGAGCCGACAGAGTCACACGTGTTCGCGATCATGAAGACGATCGGTGGCGGTGCGGCGTGGATGGTGGGACCAGATCGTACATCGTTCCCCAATGCTCCGGGTAACGTGAGTGACTGGCATCAGACGAGTGTTGAGCGATTGGTCTCAATCAGCAACAATCCGAGCACGGGAGCATTTCTCTATCACTCGCATAGTTCAGTCGCACTGTTCGAAGCGGATGTCGGTCTTACGCAGCGATTTATAGATACGACGAATACCGTGTCCGGAACAAGTCAGAGAACACTCCTCGGACATCTCGCTGGCGGATTCCTTGCCAGTGTATTCGAAGGACTCCTCGGTCATTGGCGTTTCTATAGTGGTTCACTGACCGATGATGAAGTGCTCGGAATCAAGACCGCGATGAGTGATTACTGGGGAGGCGGATTCCTATGACGCGACCGAACGGAGGATGGCAATATCCTCGGGAAGATTATCCAGGCACGGCAGGAAGTATTCCTCCGGGCGGCACGGCCGATCAGGTGCTGGCAAAGATCGATGGCGCTGATTTCAATACGTATTGGCGAACGATTGTCGGCGGCGGGGGAGGCGGAGGCGAGACGTTCTCATACTGGGATCCTGATAAACCGCCGATCATTCCGAACGCGGCAGATGATGAAGCGGAAGGACTTGCGGGCGCGACTCCTCCGGGATGGACAGCATTCAATCTCGCAGCGAGTTCAACGTTTCTGTACGATGGCAAAGGTCGCATCGATCTCTTTGTGCCTGGCGGATCAGGTGATGTTCTGCGATTCTTCTACAAAGGTGGAATCACAGGATCGTACACCGCGACTGTGAAGATGGCCTCGCTGATGGCCGGTGCGTTCAACTCCACTGGCCTCTGCATACGCGATCCATCGAGTGGGAAGATGCTGTCACTCGGCCTGCAACACCGCGGCGGCTCCGTCGTGTGGATCTTCACGTGGTGGAATAGCAGTACGTCATGGGCGGGAGAAACGCTTGGTCCTGCCGTGGACATGAATGACGACATGTACTTTCAGTTGTCATGGGATGGCACGACAGTCACGGCACGTTATGCGCGAAATGGAACTGACTTTCAAGTCTGGACGACGAGTACATGGTTCACAGGCGGAACGCCAACGCAAGTTGGTCTTCAGGCGAATTCACAGTCTGGCGGTAATGCTCACGGCTACTTCTATTTCTTCCGTCTGAAAGCAGCAACGACGGATCAGATCGGCGGTATGCGTCTTGTCGGTGGAACGAGTACGGGATCGTTGGCTGTGTACGATGAAGGTGTCTCTGTTGGAACGGGAGTCACGGGACTGAACTTCATCGGCGGCGCAGTCGTGGCCGGAGCGCCCGTCTCTGGCGTTATTCCGATCACGATCTCCGGCGGATCAATCGATGTGAAGGACGAAGGGACGACGGTTGCGACTGGCGTGTCGGCGCTCAATTTCATTGGCGCGAATGTCACAGTCGGTGCTGCGGTCGCTGGCGTTGTTCCGATCACAGTGAGTGGAAGTTCTGGTGGAGGAGGTGGAGGCGGTGCACTGCCGTCGATTGACCTGATCAACTTCTGGACGTCCAGTGGCGTCAAGGCGACGGCGTCGTCGAGTTATTCGCAGCTTGGTCCAGAAGGCGCGTGGCTCCCCGGCGAGGGAAACGGCTGGATCACGAACGCGACGTCAACTGGCTGGGTCAAGATCGAATTTCCCAGCGCGGTCACGATGAAATCATATGCGATCAATCCGTGGTACGCTGATACGTTTCCGACGCGCTCGCCGAAGACCTGGACGTTAGAAGGGTCGAATGATGATGTGACGTACACCGTGCTGGACACGCAGACGAACTTCACCGCATGGACGCGATATCAACGCGTGGCGTTCACCACATCGAACACGACGGCGTACAAGTTCTATAAGCTGAACGTCACGTTGAACGGTGGCGACAGTTACATGGGCGTCGGTGGTATCTATCTCTATGGCGATCCTGGCGGAACTGGGAGCGCGCTTCCGGCGTGGGTGACGAATCATCCGGACAATCCGCCGACGTCCGCGAACGCGATGGATGACGAGTTCACTGGCGCATCGCTCGATTCCAAGTGGACATTGCGCGACCTCAGTACCATCAATGCCTCCGTTACGAAGAGTTACAACAACGGGGGCTGGCTATCGTACTCGTGCCCATCGTCTATCCAAACGCGCATCTACGCGCTCACTCAGCCAGCACCAGCCGGGAACTGGCGCGTGCAGTCGAAGATGGCGTTCGACTCTGCAACGTGGAATTACTTCGGGCTCTATTTGATCGCCCGACGCGGGTCGGTGAGCAAGTCATCGATGGCCGGACCGCTGTACCACTCCAGCTATGGCGCAATCACGACCTATGCGACGCGCGTCAATGAGCCGAGCACGCTCGCGATCGATCAGGACCTGTACGACATCCGCTCTGATACGTTCTATCTGGAGCTGGAGTACGACGGCACGAATTTGACTTGGCGCATCTCGAAGACTGGCATGAAATACACGCGGTTCTGGGGCGAGGCTGCTACCACGTTTCTCGGCGGAGCGCCAGAGGAGGTTGGCATTAATTTCCATTTCTACGGCGGCTCCAGTGATACGAACCACATTATGACGGGTTCGGTGGATTGGTTCCGTCGAGTCGCCTGATCACTACGTACGATTACTTCGGAGCTCATGTGACCTACTCTCTTGCGATACTCGCAACTATCTGGCAACAGACGCTCACCATCCCGAAACCATTTTTCACGGATGATCTGACGGGATGGGTCAAACTCGGCACGATGTATCTCGCAGGGCTCGGAGTACTCGGGACAGTTATGGTGCGACTCGCGTATAACGCACACACGAAACGATTAGACGATTCGATCAAACAACTCAATGGGCTCGGAGAACGTGTCACCGTTGTCAAGACAGAGGTCATCGAATGCGGAGCACGCGTCGGTGAGCTCAAGGGGCGAGTGGATCTGATGGATCATAAGTTGACTGCCGTCGATCGAGAAGTCAGTCGCGTCGGCGCACATGTCGAGAACATCCAGAAGTCAATCGCTGGAATGCAGTCGGAAATCATGAGCGCGATTCAAGCAAGTGGTCGCGCGCAACTCGATCAGCTGCATAATGTGCAGATCGAAGTCGCACGACTTGATGAACGCGAACAGATCGGCGAGAAGATCGACAAGTTGGCTGAAGCCATTCTCATGGCCCGAGGCGTTCCGACCACATCACCGCAGCAGCCGAGAGAAAAGCGTTAGCGTACGATTACCCTTCACCTGGAGTTGACGATGCGAATTCGTTGGAAGGCGGTAGTCCCACTGCTCGGTGTCATCGGTTCATGGATGGCAAGTCCTGATGTGTTGGCGCTTGTCGGTGAAAAGGCGTCGCGCTGGATGCTGATCATTTCCAGCTTGATCGCGGTCATCACGCCAGCGTTGCTGACCAATCGTCCGCGGACGGACACGGTCAAACTTCGCACTGACAAGCGACTCGAGAAAGCAGGACTCGTGCAATCGCCGAAAGACACGAAGCCGACGGTAGCACATACGCGCAAATTGCCCGATTCGGATCGTCAGTAATTGGTCTTTGGCCTACCTTGCCCGCCTCGCCGGGTGATAGGGCTCCAGCGAGGCGTATAAGAGCACGGCGAGCCCTCACAGGACAGGAGACTTATGGCATTACGCCAGTTTGCGCCGCTCAATCCCCGAATACACGAACTTGGATGGCTCGTGCCGGGAGAGAACTGCACGGCTCTCGGCTACGCCGTGTGTGAACGTGCGTTGAAAGATGTTGGAATTTTGGAGGTGCCGCTCGGATCCAATCGTGGAGAGCGGATCGATCGCTATGCGAAAGCTGCTGGATCACCACTCGCGTCGTGGTGGTGTGCTATCGCGGCAGGTCGCTGGCTGATCGATGTCGGTTCGCTCGTACCTGATGGCTATGCGGCGACGAATGCGTGGCTGCCATTCATTCGTCGGCGTGATCAGGGAGCGAAGCCTGAGGTGGGAGATGTCGTGATCTACGGAACGTACGATAAAGGTCCAGTCGTTTCGTGGGGATACGCACATCACGCAGGAATCATCGTACGCGTCCCCACGAAAGGACAAGATCTGACGTTGACCATCGAAGGCAATCGTGCATTCGCTGGATCAACGAATAACGGTGTAGCGGTTGATCTGGGACCGATGCTTCGCACGGATATTCTCGGATACTACTCACCGAGAGTGGCTTAGTAATACGCCCAGATCGCAGCAGGAGCGACACGGTCCAGTTCCTTTGACTTCATGAGAGCCGGGAGCCATCGATCACATCGGTGGCTCTTTTTCTTTTCATGGAGTTTCAGTAACAGATCACGATTATGATGAAACAGATGCTGACCGAGCACGCGCCATGCGGAGAGGCAATGGCCCCACGCATGATGCGATTGTTTCGGCCAATCCTTCCGGTAACTCATTAACACTTTGCCGAACAACTCACGTGTCTCGAGCTCACCGTGATCGTTCGGCGGAATTAGATAAAAGTGCGATTGATGCTGACACGCACTTCCGTACTCAAGTGCCCCCAAGAAGCGGAGTGTATCTCCGCGACTGAAACGCTGATGACCAGATCGCCGAATACGGAAATCCTCAACAACCAAGTTCGTGTCTCGATTCCTGGGAACAAGCTCGAGGATGTCTCGCGACATCTTGAGATATCCACCATGCGTCGGAACATGGTACGTTCGCGCCTCCACGCGCACTTCATTTTTCTGGGTGATCTCGAGCGCCGCAAATCCGCACCACGATTCACCCGGATCAAGTCCGATGTAAAGCATGTTAATCCTTGAACAGTATTGACCTGAACCTACTCATAGTCCCTCAGTACTTTCGCACGAGGAAATCGCGGAATGCCATAGCGTGTGAGATTCTGATACTCGACGGTCAACATCTTGCCGATCAACTTCTCACGATCACGCCACATCTTTCGACGCTGTGCTGTTGTACCCTTTGGCCGTACGCGAAATCGTGATTCATGCCGAGTTTCGCAAATGAAGATCGGCGTTCCGGCATCTTTTCCTTTCGCTTCGACGATATCAACGATTTCAAACTCTGCATCCTTCAGTGGCTTCCACTTCAATAGATCCGCTGTGCGTTTGCCTGATGCATAAGCACCGAACGCACTGCGCACCATCACGCCTTCGTATCCCATCGCGAGACAGGACTTGTAAAAATTTTCGATGCCGTCCATATCGTTGACTTTCTTGGTGAGCAATCGCTTCCATCGTGTCGACCGATAGCGGAGTAAGTGCCGCTGAAAGATCTCACGCAGGATCACGCACCGTCGCGCATACGGTTCATCTGCGATAACATCGAATGCGTGGAAGCACAGCCGGAAACTATCGGGATGATTCGCGCGCTTCAGCACTGACACGATCTCTTCAAAGTCTGAGCGACCTTCCGGCATTGAGATCTCGCCGTCGAGCAGATATGGCAATGGCTCCATCTGCAGATGCTTCATGTTCATTCGTGGAAAGACCTTGCCATTCCGTGACCAGAACGTCTGGCCATTGGTAACACACCGAACGCCATCGACTTTCGGCTGAACATACGCGGGAAATTTGATCAGTTGTTCATTTCCCTCGAAGTCCCTGGCTAACATGGGCGACTGAAATTTTTTCATCGAGTCCTCTTCCAGACGACGGTGGCCTCGGTACTGAAGTTATCAGCACTGAGTGAAACGTTCGTGAGATGATCTCTAACATCCGCGTCCTGAAAGATTTCGTCCGGTGGAAGCATTTCAGTCCGTGTTTGCAGCCACATGAGCTGATCATCAAGCTTTCGTGCCTGACTTCTCAGGTTGCGAAGCATGGCTGCGATATCGCGATTACGATATTGCAAATCGAGACGAGGCATTAGTGGACAAGTTGAATAGTGATTGCGCCGAGCAAGAACACAGCTATCGCCAGTAATCGCTCGATACGATTATTGACGGACATGATGCAGAAGGTTGCATAGAACATGTAGAAAACCGCTGCGAGCACAACGGATCCGACACGCCAGACTTCGAGAGCATCATGAGTCATGTGAGTCATGCGACCTTCCTCCGTGGAAGTTCAATCGATTTCTTGTCCGCCCAATTCTTATCACTGCCTTTGAGATCAGCAAGAATCGGCACCGTGAAGTTCTTGTGGTCTTCGAGTAACTCGATCACACGACGATCTGTGCGCGGGCTACCCTCCGACTCATAGATGATATCATCGTGGACCTGCATCAGAATCGCGAGCTCACCTGTTCCACGCTGGAGCTCACGGTACACCATGACCATTCCTTCTTTCGCTTTGTGCGCGGCACTGCCCTGCACCTTGCTGTTCATGGCCTTGTATGCTTCGTTCTCATCGAGCCACCGATGATAGCCATACGCATCAGTCACATAACCGAGTGACTTCGCGATCAGCTCTTCGTCCTTGGTGAACTGCCACATCTTCGCATACGACGCGCGCACGCGATCACGCAATAACTGCGCGAGTGTACGATACGGCGACTCCGCACGTGATGGCATGTGCCCGAGTTCAATGCATGACTGCCGTGCTTCTTCTGCGCTGATCTTGTCGATCAACTGCTCAGTCACTGCATCTTCGCCGGCTCCATACAACATCGCGAAGTTCATGGTCTTGCCACGATCACGCTGTTGATCGGTTGGTTTCTGTTTCTTCCGCAAACCGAAGATCAATCGTGCCAGCGCCGCGTGCGTGTCAAACTTTGGATCGTGCTTGAATCCGTGAATCAGCGTGGGCTCACCGCTGAAGTGCCCGGCATAGCGCATCTCAACCTGCGAGTAATCCGCTGATCGCAGAACCAATCCCTTTCGTGGAATCACGGCTGCACGAATACCGGAATCGCGAGCGAACTGATGGAACCCTTTCGTGGCCGACATCCGACCCGTGTCAACATTCTGATTGTAGTGCGAGTGCAGAAATCCGTGCGGGTCCAAGTTCCGCAATAGCGCACGACCTGATGACACCATCTTCGAGTGCTTGCGCCGCTTCAACAAGAGTGCCGCGAGTGAATGTGGCAATCGAAGCAAGACTCGCTTGTTCAACTTCTCGCCATCGATCTGCTCGAGCTCGAGTTCTTCCCAGAACAACTCGCGGATTTGTGGATTCGAATTCCAGTTCAACTCGTACCCTGCCTTACGGTTCATCTTCGTTGTCAACTTCTCCGTGCGCCGCTGCGCTTTCTCGAGCCAGCCACGGATGAAGTCCTGATCCAGCAGCACACCACGCTCTTCCATATCGCGGAGTGCAATGGTCAGCCATCGCTCAGTCTGATACAATGACATGAGCGATGGATAGTCAGGGATCTGCGGCCAATGCTGAATCATCGAGATGAACATGTCGTACATACGCAGCGTATACCACGGATCACGCAATCCGTACTTGCCCGACAAATGGATCGGCGCCACGAGCCAGTCGGCCATCGCGTTCTTGTGCCGACCGATGCGTTCCCGTATGGCGTCAAGCAGATCAGTCTCTGCTTCAGCCGCACGTGGATCGACATAGAACGACGCCAGTGTCTTCAAGTCATGACTGTATGAGAACCACGGATACCGATTGATCGGCACGCCACGATTATCAATCAGTCGGCTCATGACGAGCGTGTCGTGCACGGGATAGTCGATATGAATACCGAACGTTTCCCGAATGACATGCATGTCGTACTTGGCATTGTGAAAGACCAACTTGCGTTTCTTCTTGACCTGATCTGCGTACCATCGTGCAGCGCGACCAAGTGCGTCACCGACGAAAAATGCAGCAGTATCGCCAGCAGCAAATCCAAGTCCGCCGACTCGATCGACCGTCCAATCAAGGCCAGTCGTCTCGGTGTCGGTAGCGAGAATGCCGTGACGAAGTTTGTCGAATACATCTTGAATTCCGTCGAGACCGCGCACGATGTACTGATACCGAGGTAGCGGTGATGCATAGACGTATTTCATGCTGAGTACCGCCGATGATTGCGAACATCCTTGATACCGACGCCCGACCAGCCACGCACACCTTCACGCTTGCGCGGTCGAATGTCGGTCCGCTCGCTGAGCAATCGGTTGAACGCGGTGTGAGACAACGGATTGCGACCGCGAGTTTCCTGCCACCAGTCCGCGAATGATTGGTACAACGCTGAACGCGTCGTCCATTCTGCCGGCTCCATACGACACCGTTCCTTGAAGAACTCGCTCAGAACATCGTACTCTTCCTTGTAATCACTGATGGCCTTGCGCACTGTGTCCGGCGCCATCAGTCCGTTGCGTCGCCATTCTTCACACCCTTCCAACGCCCAATTCAGAATGCCCGGCAATTCCTTGATCAGTTGCTTTCCGAGATTCTTCTTTCGCTTGTGCGCCGGAATGACGACCGTGAATGGAATCATCAAGATGCGCGACCAGAACGCTTCGGTCTGTTCACGCACCAGTGGCAAGTGATTGGCCGCGAGCCAGAGCTTGAACTGTGGCCGAAATTCGAACGACGACTCGTACAGATTGCGTGCGGTGACGGTGTCACCTCCGGTCATCTGCTTCAGCACTGTCCCATCGAATGACCGATCACCGTGTGCTTCGATGGCCGCGACCATACGCGCACCTCGCATTCGCGCAAGATCATGTCGTGGTCCTTCGTTGCGCGTGCTTTGGAACGTGGAGAAATCAGCTTGCACGGAGTAGTCCGCCATCAATTCGCGCAGTGCTTCCATCAGGGTTGACTTTCCATTGCGACCTTGCCCGTAACAGAAGAACAAGACATGCTCGCGTGTGTCACCCGTGAGGGTGTACCCGATCGCACGCTTCATGAATCCAATCAGTGCTTTGTCGCCGGCGAAGATCTCATCCAGAAATCCTTCCCATCGCGGCGCTGTTGCGCCACGCACGAACGTGACTGGTGACAGCTTCGTGATGTAATCAGTCTTCTTGTGCTTCAGCAACTTTCCGGTCGACAGATCGATCGTGCCGTTTTGCACATTGAACAACCATGTGTCCCGATCCAACTGATCCTCACGAATCGAGATCTCTGGCTCAGTCTTCGCCAGATCCAGTACCGCACGAATACGCTCTGCTCCTTCCGACTTGTACGCATGTTGCTGCACAGCCGCACGCTTTTCTTCATCGGCTGTTCGTTCAGCTTCAAGATGAATTGATCGGACGGTCTGTTTGGCCAGACGCATTGACTCTCCAGTCCGATCTGGTTCCCATCGTGCCTCTTGCCAGACGAACCATGGATTCGTGCGCTTTGATAAGACACTGCGCAGTCGCTCATGATGTTGGGTCACGAACCGTCGTGCGTTCCCGAGGTCAGTCAGATTCTCTTCTTCACCTGCCGGATTTTTCGCGCCAATGCTTTTCGCAATCTTGCGAAGTTGCTCGTCGCTGAGCGGCGGGCGGACGCGCGACGCATTCTCAATGCGGAGTGCCTCAAGGATTGCTCGAGGTGACGCACCTCGTCTGCGCATCGTTCCAGCAAGGGAGGTAAGAAGTTGATCACGTTCACCTTCATGTATGATGTCAGGGAGTGGCGGGGCAATTTTCTTAATGCTCTTCTTTTCCAGAAATCGGAATAGCCGCTTCGGAAACGGAACCATATCAATCTTCTGTTCCCACCGATAGGGCTCACCCGTATCGGGGTGAACACTTGGCGGTGCGACGACATAGCCACCGTCACCCAAGATATCGATCGCGACTTTCTTGTCGTTGAATGTGAAGGGACGGATCATGCGCTTGACTTGTGTTCCATCCCGCATCGGCAGAAAGTACAGATGCAGCCGACCCTCACGACTGATGGCCGACCGTGTGACTAATCCCTCCCGTGGAAGTTCAAGGCGCTTGAGAAACTTCTCGCCACTCGTTTCTTTCTCGTTCGGTTCATCCAGATCGATCACGATCGGACCGTGTTCACTATCACACGCAATACCAACATTGGCATCAGGCCATTCTTTCCACCACGCCTTGATGGTCTTGACATCTGTGGTGGCGCTCCTGAATCCTCCTTTGATTCTCGGTTCTTTTCCTTTGAGTGGAAAGACCCTCCACCCGTACCGATTGGCATAGCGCAGTGCCGCTTTGAGTAACGGATTCATGAGGAGAGGGTTGTGTGAGCGCGTCAGTCGCGCACGCGCTCACACTAATGAAAGAGGAGACTACGAGATGGCGCTAGCGACGCTTGCCCTTGCCCTTCTTCTTGGGCTTGGGCTCGTCATCATCGTCGTCATCATCGTCGTCATCTTCATCATCGTCCTCATCGTCATCGTCATCGTCATCCGAATCATCGTCGTCATCGGAGTCATCATCATCCGAGTCGTCGTCATCATCGGAATCGTCATCGTCATCCTGATCCTCGTCATCGTCGACATCATCCTCATCATCCTCGATGTCGTCGTCCTCCTCGTCCTTGTCTGCCTTGAGCGGGAGGTACTGCAGGACCGGATTCTGTGGCTTGCCGTTGTACATCTTCTTGCCGATGACGGCACGAATCTCCTTGTCGTACTTCTTGATCAGCTTGAGGAGTTCCTGCAGCGTCATGTTCTTGGGCGGCTTCGTGATCCCGATCGCCTTCAGCACCTGAGCGATCTTCCAGCCGACATGCGGCGCGATGTTGTCAAAGACGTTGACACCGTTGTGCTCCGTCTTCTTGCCGTTGTGCGCGCCACTCAGCGTCAGGATCAGGTTCAGGATGTTGCCGTTGCGTCCCGGCTTGATGGACGACTTCGGGTTGAACTTGAAACGGTACTTCCCACCGGGCGCCGTCTTGAATTTCTTGCTACCCTTCCAGTCGTCCTTGTTCAAGACGATGACGTCGCCCTTTCCGCCCTTGTTCTTCTTGGCCATTGTAATCGATCTCCGAAGATGAAGACTACTTGGACTTGCGCTTCGTGGACTTCTCACCCGGACCGCTGCGAATCTTCTCGATCAGATCCGTCAAGACAGTGTAGTTGTCCAGGTCATAGCGGATCTTCCGCTCTTCGGGCGTGAACCACTTGGCCCGAGTCTTTGCATAGAACTCTCCTGCTTTCTGTTGAAGGTGCAAGTAACGAACACCCTTGTCATTCACACGCAGATAGATGCAGTGATCAAGGAAGTACGGCAGCTGATCGCGCATCTGCCCGATGAGTGACGGATACATCCACCCTTCATGTTCATTCAGTCGTTCGCCCATGATCAGCACCTTGACCGTGGGAATGGCCTTCATCTTCCGCAGATAGCGCCGAAGTTTGTTGGCCATGATACCGTACTCGCGCTGCTCAATCTGATCAGGCTCTTCGCGTGTTTCGCTCGCACGCTCAGCCAGCTTGTCCAGAATGATCGACTGAATATCATCAAAGTGATCGAGCACGACTGAATCAAATTTCTTGGACCAATCCTTTGCACCAGTGCCCGTCATGTTGTCATAGATGGCATCGAGATCAGCCATGCTCTTGACGCGCACGCGCTTGACATGTGCCAACTCTGGCGTGTGATCGAGCGACATGGTGCCTTCGTTCGAATCAGCAAACAGTGGCCGTGGCCCTGTCGCCGCGAGCGAAGTTTTTCCTGCACCCGACATACCGAAGATACCGATCGTCGGATAGAGTCGGCGACCGCCGACGTCAAGCAGTTTCATGTCAGTCTCCAAAGTGAGTTGCGCGTTGAACAGATGCGCGCCCCCTGTCATACTCAGCGACTACTTCCGCTTTGCAGCCTTCTTCGCGACCTTCTTGCCGCCGCGCTTGGCCGGAGTCTTCTTGGCCGCGCGCTTCGCACCCTTCTTGGCCGCGCCCTTGCGCCCACGCTTCGGCGCATCGTCCTCGTCCTCATCTTCATCCTCATCCTCATCGTCGTCCGAATCCTCGTCCTCGTCTTCATCGTCCGAGTCTTCGTCGTCGTCTTCATCCTCGTCTTCGTCTTCGTCTTCGTCGTCCTCGGAGTCCTCGTCGTCCGAGTCTTCCTCCTCGTCGTCGTCCTCGTCGGAGTCATCCTCGTCCGCGTCCTCCTCCTCTTCCTCATCATCCTCATCCTCGTCCTTGCCCTTGGCCTTGCTCTTCTTTCCGCCCTTCACATCCGGGACATCGAGCTCGAACTCGAGCGACTCTGGCGCTTTCTTGAACATCCCCTTCGGAACCCAGACCTTGATGAGGATGCCATCCTCGGTCCGAATGCCGAACGCGTGAGACTTGGGCGCCGTCTTCTCGAAGTCGAGCGTTTCCTGGATCTTCATGATTTACTTCTCCGTGGATGGAATGGTGAACTGCTCTGCAATGATTGACTTGAGGTCGTGCTTGTTGCCGCGGTTGAGACACAACTCGTAGAAGTCACAATCGTACCGACACGACTCGCGTCGCGTGGGATAGATCGCGGCATCCAACATGTCACGCACCACGCGCAACGTGTCCCGCTCCCACATGATGAGGTCCTCGGGCGAACGCTCGATGGACTCACGTGCGAAGAGTGGGGCCTTCACGCGCGGACCCGGCATCTGTCTGCGCAGGACCGTGCGCCATGCAATGAACCGATCGTACCTCCTGTGGCGAAAAGGTTCCGGGAGAAGCCACGCATCCGTCGTCGATGATTTCCACATCGCCCACAGATACGTTGTGAGCTGAGCATCCAGATCCATCATGTCGAACGAGATGGCATTCTTCGTTTTGGTTTCGTCCAGTGCCAGCACCTTCTTGTAGATGCGAGGCTCGAACATCTCGTCGATCTTTCCACGGATCAGGATGCTCCGATCTTTGACCAGTGGCAGTACGAACGCCCACTCAGGTACAACGTCCTTCTTGCCGATGTTGCGATCGCTGTGCTCATTGCTGTCGTCATCACGAACCCATGCGATGTACCCTTGCAACATGGCCGTCGCGAGTTCACGATCTTTCGACGTGACGGGAACTTCAGTGACTTTCTTGAACGCAGCCTTCGCCGCAGTGTCCATCGCTTTCGGCGTGCGCTCTCTGCGTTCAAGCTTGTAGAACTCTTCCTTTGTCGCGTGCACCAGAATCCCATTCACACGCGGCATCGACACTTTCTTTGAGCGGAGTCCCACGCGCTTATCCCAGTTCCACTGCAACCGACATCGCAAGAACTGACTGATCTCCGATGTACTGATGATCAGTGGTGTCTCTGGTGTCGGAACGAATGGTTCCTTCATGCGTGGTCCGCCCTGCAATGGCCCAGTCATCTCAGTGCGATGAATCGACCGCTGAAAGAACAGACCTTTCCCTTTCACGCTGCCTCCTTCCATTCTCGCTTGAGTGCTTTTGCTACGGGGAACACCTTCGCAAAATCCTTGCGCTTGCCAGTGCGTGTCTCGAGCATGTGCTCCTCGTACGAATCAGCCACGATGATATGGTAGCTCGTGCACGGTACGAGTTTTCCGGTGCCCTCCTCAGGACGACGCACGCGTCCCTCGGTCTGTTCAATATCGCGATGGTTCCATGGATGATCAAGGTAGATGATGGTGCCATACTTCCCGAAGTTCAGTGATGTACCACCGACCTTGATCATGATGATCACGGCATCGTACATCCCGCGCAGAAATTTCTTCTTTACCCGATTGACCTTGCGGCCCATGCCACCGACAACCAGACCGATCTTCAGTTTCTTATGCTCGAGAAACTTCTTCAGGCGCTTGGCTGTTTCACGCCACATCGTGAAGATTACTGGTGGCCGCCCTTCCAACTCCTTGATCAGTTCGTAGACGATCGGATACTTGACACTACGTTCGCTCGCTCCAAGTACTTCAGGATCGACGAGGTATTGCCGCATTCGTGTAATGCGCGCCAGCACGGAAGGAATGGCGAGTATCTTCTTCTCACCATGATGCGCCTCCATCTCAGCAAAGAATTTCGTACGGAGTTTCTGATACTCCTTCTGTCCCTTCGCGGTGAGATGTGCCGTACACTGGACACGGGTGATGGGCGGAAGATTTGGCCAGACATCTTTCCACAGACGTCGAATGGTGAACGGCTCGATCTCCCACTTCAGCAACTTCGATCGCTTTGGTGAGCTGAGATCAAGTCCTCCGAACGCACCCTCCTCAATGTCGATGTGCATGTTGGCCCATCGCCAGAACGAAGGATAGAGTTCAGGGTACAGAAACTTCAGTGAACTGAACAACTCAGCGACACTGTTCGCGTACGGATGAGCACCGCACGCTACTCGCCATTCAGCCTTCAGCTTGTGAATCGTCTTCGTGCGCTGCGCATTCCGGTTCTGAATGAACTGGAGTTCATCGAGTGCCGCGAGGTCCCACGGTTTCGCGAGCCATCCTTCTCGTGCATGAACCAACGACTCCCAGTGCCCAATGACCCATCCGCGTTTCGTTCCCTTGATCTGCGCGATCTGGTTCTTGGTCGTGCCTTCCAGTATCTCGATCGGTAACTTCCGTGTCGACCATCGCTCAATCTCGCCGGCCCACTGCTCCTTCGCCGTGTTCGGCACGATGATCATGTTGCGCACAGCTTCGAGATACTCAGCCCACCGGATGATGACTGGTGTCTTGCCCACACCAGCTTCCGACGTCAGCATCACGCCCGGAAGTTTCAGCTCATGGAGAATCGACATGTCTGCCCGCTGATGGCGGAACATGCGCGACGCGAGTGGATCATCCAACTGTTTGAAATCTTCACGTTGCTTCAGCTTGCGCACATACTCGACGTGTTCTTTCGCACGCTCGAGCACACGTTCAGCTTTCGGCGACATGATCATGCCTTGCTTGTGCGCCAGCTTGAGGATGGACATCACGCGAGGCGCCCAACCGTAGTCGCGCTTGATCGGAATAACGGCGAACTCTGAGCCAAGAATCTTGGCCATCATCCGCACATCTTCACGTTCCCACGTGATGCCACCCTCTTGCAGTCGGAGCATCGTTACCTCAGCCGTTCAAGTTTGCGCTTGACGCGCACGAGTGAAATGCGTTTCAGCACATACACACCGACAATGGTATCACCGCTGATGTGATCGATACCATCCTTGTGCAGCGTGAGGTACGGACTTGCCGGAGGGCCACCGATCGACACGATGACTTGCTCGGGGAATTTATGCTTCACCCGTTTCGGCTTGTCCTTCGGCATCAGCGCACGACCTTCCGCTTGATCTCGACCGTGCTGACCTTGCGAAGTTTGTAGACACCGACGGCCACACCACTCTTGTAGATCGTCTCGAGTTCCTCACTGTGGCCGAGGAACCACGACTTCCCACCCTCCTTGTCCTTCTCCTTCGTTACCACGAGGATATCCGGGAACGAGCCGTCGCCCTTGCGTGCGGCGCGCTTGGCTTCGCGCTCAGCATTCCGCTTCTGCTTCTTGCTCAGCTTCGCGCTCTTGTCCTTCTTGCCGCTCTTGGCCTTCTTGCTCTTGGTCGCCATGATGTTGTTCCTCAGGGTGTGAAGATTTCGTGACACCGTTCTGCGATCGCGTGTTCCAGTCGACGAAGTGCGCGCCGCGCTCGCTGTCTACGCGCATACCGTTTCGGTTGCTTCTTCTTGTTCGTGACCTTGATCGATTGCAATTCACGCATCAGCCCGATCCGATAGAGGACCAGCCGACTGAGCTCAGTATCAGGGCACAGTATCATGAACGATCACGTAGAACATTTCCAAGTCGTACTCCCAGACGAGGACCAAGTCTTTGTCTCGATTATCGGGGAGCAGCAGACCATCAGCAGCAATGCGGGCCAGATCATCGATCCGCGTGCGAGGCTCTTGCAGACTTTCATCACTCAGGATGAAGGGAGCATTGGGCATTCGCTTCTTGCTGAACGTACCATAGATATGGAGCATGCCATCTGGTCTCCTGTAGTAGGGTAGTCACTTCTTTTTCCGTGGCTTGCGTTTCTTGTACGATGCAACGCGCTTCTTCACGATCTCTTCCGCGCGTTCGCCTCGCCAGAACGGAGCGTCCTTGTTGAACAACCCATTCTGGCGAAGCGGATGCACGCGCTTCATGCGGTCCTCGTCCGCTTCCGTCGGGCGTCCTTCCACATCTGCGTCGCCTTCCGGTACTCCGCTTGCAGAAGTTCCAAGGAGTAGTTGGCCGAGACTTCCTCGATCGACATCGGTCGTGCATCTGGTCCCTTGATCCGGTAGAACGTGCGCTTCCGTGTCAGCACCAGATCTTCAGCAATCTTGAACCCACGGAGTGGACGCGCACGATCAGACTGCGTGATGTGCGGAAACGCTGTCTCAATGTTGCGCACTCCGTTGTAGTTGATCTGGCTCAGCCACCGCGCCAACGCGACGCGCGGTGGCGTTGGCAGTGGCCGTCCCGGTGGCCGTGCTTTGCTGGCAGTCATATATAAGGTAGTGAGTGGTGGCGGGGCGGGTTTGGCGGGTACCCTAGCCCCAAAAACCGTCCTCCAGTGCCTCCAGGATGGCTCGTGGAGCACCAAAAGGCACCTAGGGCGGCAAGTACCCGCCCAAAGGCCCGTTTTGGCTCCTACGGGCCTTTTAGGAGCCCTTTTTGTGCTACCCTACCCGCTACCCTGCCTAGGCGCTGTTTGGGGCACTGGCGGGCACCTAGGGACAGGGCGCACCTACCCGTAGGGTAGGGCGGGCTCCGGCGTGCCCTACTCGGCGCCGCCGGACTTGGGCCTGAGCAGCTTGACCCACTCGTTCTGCACGTACAGACGGACGGCACCCCGCGATCCGCCTTTCGCGATGAACTCGTCGACCGTCATGCCTTTCTTCAGCTTGTCCCAGACCTTGGCCTTGGCCGATCCGGCACGACGCGGGTTCTCCTGGATCAGGCGCTTGATGATGTAGTCGTTGTGTTCCTTGGTGATCCGGTCCGTGTTCGCGCTGGACTTCTTCTGCTTCTTGCTGGACTTCTCCTGCTTCTTCTGCTTCTGCTGCTTCTTGTTCTTCTTGGTCGGCTTCTCGTCCTGCTCTGCCTTCTGCTGCTTGTTCTTCTTGCCAGACTTCTTGGTCTTGGTAGCCACATCAGCCTCCGTGAGTTCAACCTTCAGGATGAGTGAGAACAACCGAGCGACCCGTTCCTCGAACGGTTCGTCCTTGATCGGCTTCCCGCCGAAGTACCGTGTCACCTCCCTGAGTAGTTTCGGATCCTTGCGTCCGTGCTGCACAAGCCATGGAGCAATCCAGTTGTGGACATCATCAGGATGTGCCTTGCGTGCCCGAGCGATCTTCAGTCGAATGCGTTCCCAACCGATCAGGCCGTCCTCAGCGCGTGATGTCACCAAGAACGTTGGACCTTTGGATGGCTTCAGCTTGTCGGGCTCACGCTGCGACATCCATCCCATCTTCAACTTCTCTGGCTTGCCATACTGCACCAGTAGCTCATCAGCACGATGCGTGATCGGACTGACCCAGTCCCGATAGATCGTTGCCTGATTGAGTAGCCGCACAATGCTGCCAGCATCAGCGATCACCGGCTTCTCATCCGCCTTGTCCGGCACGATGACCATCGGTTGCATGAGCGCTGTGTACGGATTCTTCGGCGGCTCAGGCATCCTCATTGCTTTCCGAATGTGCTTGTCCAACATCTTCGGGTTGCCGATTCTCAGCTTCGGCGTAGCTTTCCCTTTACGGTGCGCAGACTTGTCAGCCTTCCGTGCACTCTTGTCACGCTTGGCAGTAGTGCTTTCACGTTTACCCATTGTCCGCTCCATTGGTTGATCTGCTGTTGGAACCACTTGAGTGTGAGCCACGGACTGCCTTGCTCCTGCCACATCGTGCGGAGTTCATCCCGCGTGTCCAGCATGCCTGGATCATCGACTGGGATAGCGCCATGGAATTCATCACGTACCAGACGCTTCGCAAACTTGTCCCACATCTTGTCGAACGATGGTGGCACTTCAGGCCACAGAATCCGTGTGGCTCCGGCACGCACACGCCGATTGCGCACCAGTGCTGCGCGCAACGACTTGGACAACTCGGGCGTACCGATAATCAGCAGATCGCTCCATGCGCCACGGAACAGACGCTTGGCTTCAAACTGCGCTTGCCGTTTCTTGTCGCTCTGCAGCGGACCGAGATAGAGATATCCCGGCTTCCGCTTATCCAGAATGTTCCGTCCCAGAGCGATGTACTTCGTGGTCTTCGGGTTGAACACGAACGCCTTCTGTCGGGCCTTGGTCTTCCGCTTTTTGCGATCGATCACTGGTGTGTACCGCTTGAGCTCAGCCTTGAAGCTGGACTTCCGATGCTGAAACTGTGGCGCGTGAAATCGCCACGCCTGATCAGCACTCTTCGTGCGCTTCAGTGCTTCGCCTAGATCGACCACCATGACCTGAGCCTTCTTGTCGATCCCGAGCTTGCGTCGGATCTTGGCAAAGAACCGACCCATCGTTTGCACGCGCCGCAAATTTCGCCGACGCCGGAATCCTCCCAGCTTCCACTCGCCGACTGACGGATCATCCTTCCGGTGGACCCAAACGTACGCGACCCAGACCCTCTCGAGATCAACGTCGCGGTCGGAGTCGGCGAACTTTCGCCTCTCCTGTTCAAGTTTCTGCGCCTCGAGCCTCCGATAGTATTCGGACTCGAGTTCTTCTGCGCTCAGCATTGAGCGACTCCTATAATAGGGTAGGTCGTGCTACTTCCGTTTCTTTGCTCGGTGTGCCTTCTTGCTCTTCTTGCGCTTGACTTGCGTGGCGTCAGCTTTCTTCTGTCGCTTCAGCCATGTGGCATGTGCTGATGATTCATACTTCTCAAGCCGCACCTCTGGTGTCGTCCGACGAACGCGCTTCTTCGCCGGAACAATACGGAGATCGCACTTGCGGTCGCGCTCAGCCAGAACGTACCGATGTTTCGGGCTGACGAACACGACGACCATCCCCGTGCGGCCGGGCTCGAGCTCCGTGGTCCACCCTTTCTTCCCTGATGGCACATGCTTGCGCTCGAGATGCTGCTTCGTGACCCTGATCTCACTGCGCAACGTGTTCCGATCCCGCGGAGTCTTGGCCTTGTCGAACAGTTTGCGCAACTCGACCAACTTCGCTTCGTGCATCCGCAGCGACACGGCGCTCGGTATCCAGTGGATCTGCTTGCCCTGAATGAGCGGCACCTTTGCATCACGCTGTGCCCACTCTTTTGCTTTCTGCTCCTTCGTCGGTTTGGTCACAACGATGGACTCTGCACGTTTGCCGCACCGAGGACACGCAGTCAGGTGTGGCGCAACGTAGCATCGACACTTCTTGCATCGGCGTGGGAACATTAGAGAGCTGACTCAGTGCGCCGATCCCGATTCTGCCACGGATCCTGCTTGATCAAACTCCGTGGCTTCAGCTCCTCACGATGCTTGAGCACAGCGCACGCATCGGTATGGATGTGCCGCCGCTTGCAGTCTGGGCACGCACCATCAGTGCCACGCTCTGCCGGAAGAATGCGCTTGTCTCTCATGGCTTCTTCTCCTTCTTGCCGTGACAGCCACACCCGATCTCCGTGCACGGCCCTGACTTCGCGACATGGAGATGCTTGCACTTGCCGGACGGACACGGACGGGTCTGTCCCTTGAGCCACTTCACCGGAGTGATGGTCTTCATGGCTCAGGCCTCCTGCTGATCAGGCGTCCAGTGGAACTGCGGCACCTGATCGTACTGAAACTGCCGCTGAATGCGACCGAGCGTGCGGCGCTCACGGCGCGTCACGCCGAGCTGAGCGAGAATCTTGTTGGCGCGCTTGGCGGCATTGTGTGCCTTGACGTTCTTGATGCGACGGACGATTGCGATGTCAGGCCACGACTCTGCCGCAATTTCACGTGACAGCTTGACATCTTCCAGCTTGACGACATCGGAGGGAGTGATCGTCTGCTTTTCCATGAGAGGATCTCCTGTAGTAGGGTAGGTTAGTCGTTCAGGAATCGCTTGATCTTCTTGTGCTTCTTGGCTTTCTTGGTCTGCACCTTCACCTTCTCACGCCGAAGTCTGCTGTGCTTCTCTTCAATCAGGTAGGCCAGTGCCTCACCGATCGCGTCCAACTTATCCGCCATGATCCGGAGTCCGAGATTGTTGATGTCGTTGTCCATGTGGATGACGGACCGCGACGGATCGATCGGCATCCGCAACCGATTGACCAACGTCTCCTGCCGATTGACTTGATCCATTGCTCAGCCCTCCGACGGCAGACCGTAGGCGTGCTTGCTACCAACCTTGCGAACGATCACGATCCGGTGCTGACGGAGCAACAGATCCATAACAGCCTTGATGTCCTGAGGAATCCGGCCGAACAGCGCATCCAGCTGGAAGTCGGTGACCAGCTCACCCTTCCGGTAGGCGCGCTCCATCATCATGAGCACTTCATTGTAGATCAGGGTGCGACTGACGCAGCCGCGTCCGTGGCAGAAGTTGCACTCCACATTGTCCTGAGGACCTGATCCGGTACCACGGCACCACGGGCACTCGATGCGTGCGTTCATTGTTCTCTCTCTCCTGTAGTAGGGTAGGCTAGGCGCGCTGACCGAGCAGCGCACGCTGATACTTGCGCAATGCGATGACACTCTTGGCGATGACGCGCGTCGAAATGCCGAGCGTTTCCGACAACGTGATGACCGATATGCTTTCGGAAATCGTCTTCAGCGTCATGACTTCTGGGTCATCGTTGAACGCGATGAACTGGATGCCCCGATTCAGCGCTTGCTCAACCGTCTTGACCTTGTCCATGGTTCTGTCTCCTGTAGTAGGGTAGGTTAGGAAAAACGGAGATTCACGTACGGAGCCATGCCTTCCTTGTACCACTCCGGGAACTGAACCGCGTACACCCCGAAGCCGCGAACATCGCGCCACCCGATTACGTAGAAGTATCCGAGTTTGGCGAGACGCTGAGCAGTTTTGTCCATCTGGTTGTACGTGTCCAACATGAACTCACGACGGCGCGGTGCGGCCGTATGGATTCGGCAAGCGGACATTGTGGTGCCTCCTATAGTAGGGTAAGGTGGAACGGCTTAGATCAGGTGGGACAGCACGAAGGTCAACGCGCCCAACGCCATGCCGACGATGACGGCAACACTGGCGGGCCGCTGCTGACCGAGCGGATCCTTGTACACGAGACGTCTCCAGAAAGAGTGGTGCGGGGCCGACCGAAGTGCCGACCCCGCGCTCCGTTGCTTAGGACTTCTTGTTGGTCCAGCTGAAGTCGATGTCGAGGTCCTCGTCGCCCACGACCTTCGGCTCCTCCGGCATCCGGATCGTGTTGATCGGCTGCTCCCGCTTGCGCAGCTCCTCGATCCGCTTGCGCTCGGCCTCGAGCCGCACCTTCTCCTCCGCCTCGCGCCGCTCTGCCTCGATCTTCCGGAGCCGATCGGCGATGACCTTGACGTCCGTGAGCGGCACCCACGGCGCGTGAATGCGGATCGTGCTGGCGCGGCTCGGCGACAGATACAACATGTCGCCCCGACCGAGCAGTCCCTCAGCACCCTTCATGTGGAGGATGACACGCGAGTCCTGCATCGACGTCACCTTGAACGCCATGCGTGCCGGGAAGTTCACCTTGATCCGGCCTGACAGGACGTCGACCGACGGACGCTGAGTTGCCGCCACCATGTGGATGCCAGTGGCGCGGGCGATCTGGCTGATTTCCGCGATGAGCCGAGTGAACTCCTTGCGGTCCTGCATCATCAGGTCACCCAACTCGTCGATCACGCAGACAATGCGCGGAAGCTTGGCCTCTGACTTCGAGCCCTCGACCACTCCGTTGTACTCCTTGATATCCCGGACTCCCTTGTACGACAGGAGGTTCAGGCGGCGCCGCATTTCACGCACCAGCTTTTCCAACATCTCCTTGGCGCGGTGCGGCGACGTGACCATCGCTTCCTTCATGTGCGGGATGCCGTTGTAGTGCATCAGCTCCACACCCTTCGGGTCAATCATGTAGAACTCCAACTCCTCCGGCGTGCACACCGTCAGCAGCGAGCTGATGATGCAGTTCAGGCTGACCGACTTGCCCGCGCCAGTGCTGCCAGCGATCAGCAGATGCGGCATCGTTGCGAGGTCGTCGATGATCGGCTCACCGAACGGATCCGTGCCCAGATTCAGCGGGAGCTCCATACCTTTGGCCTTGGCCGACCGCACCGACTGAAGCGACGCACGGAACCCAACGTTCTGGCGCTCGCTGCTTTCGTTGGAGATCTCGATACCCATGACGTCCTTGCCAGCGATGCGCCGCACCATCACGGCATCAGCGCTGAGCGCCAGTGCCAAGTCCTCCTGCAGATTGATGAGCCGCCGGATGCGCGTGCTCTTGGCGGGCTGAAACTCGTACAACGTGATGACGGGTCCCTTGCGCACGGCCATCACCTTTCCGGGGCACCCGAAGAACGAGGCGCGCTCCTCGATGGTCTCCTTGGCCTCGCGCTGATCGGGCGTCATTTTCGTCGTGACATCCTCTCCGGTCTCGAGATCGCGGGACACGACCGTCAGGCCTTTCGGCGCCACGAACTTCGGCATGCGCTCGGCCTTGCTCGACTTCTTGAGCTGACCCTTGACCTTGACCTTGCTCGCCTTGCGGACTTCTGCCTTTGTCTTTTTCACTGGCTTCTTCTCCGTGGACTTGGTGGACTTCGCCTTCCCCGAACCGCCACACTTCAGGCACTTCTTCATCGACACGCGGCCAGCCTTCTTGATGAGCGTGACGCCCATGCCAGCGCAGAACGTGCAATCGGTGGTCTTCTTCATTGTTGTCGAGCTCCTATAGTAGGGTAGGTGTTACTTGACGTTGGGGAACAGCGAGAACATATCGACTGCCTTGATCGTCTTGCACTTGACCAGATGACCGAACGCTTTGTTCTGGACCACATCGAGCGAGTCCACGTAGAACTCGCGGCCCGTCGGAGAATTCAGCCTGAACAACCTGACGCCCATCTTGTATGACCTGAACGCATGCTTGGCTCTGCGCTGCTGATCCGTCGGGTGATCGTAGTACGGTTTCAGCGACGTGAGCGCCACCAGCCGCATGCCATCGTCGTCCAACTTGTCCGGATCATCAACCCAAACGATCACGCGGGTCCGGCTCTGCATTGCCTGGAACACCGCGACCAACCACTTCTCTTTCCGACCCTTGCGCACCTTGAGCAGCACGCGGTCGCCTGATTTGAAGAGTTGCCGTGTCATGACCACACCACAACCTTGCCCTGACCAACGACGTTGCGCACGATGCGGAACGCCTTGACTACTCCGTCCCACGCGCCGAGCCACACAAGGTTCTCGGCGTGCGCTGCATCCTGCGACGAGCGGATCGTACCAAAGTCGACCCAGGAACCGTCCGGACGCTGCGACTGCAGAATGTCGTACGCTTGGAACTCATACGTTGCGGCCATTGTTGCCTCCTATAGTAGGGTAGGTGCCGGGACTTGGGACCCGGCGTGTGCATTAGAGCGCGGTGCCGTCACGCGCTCCCCTCTGCATCAGCGCTTGCGGGATTTCGGTGGCAGGACCTGACCGCACTCAGCACAGTGCGGCTTCTTGGCCTCATGATCCTGCTCCATTCGCTGGATCACCTTGGAGCCCTCGATCTCGAGACGCGCCAACGTGTCTTCCATATCCTGCTCCAGCTTGCGGCGCTGAGCCGAGAGCGCCGCGAGTTGCTTGCGTAGCGCCGCCGGAATGGCGACGGGCAGGTCCTCGTACCGGAAGTTGTCCTCGACGCTGAAGTCCTGAATGTCCATCAGGGTCTGCTCTGCTTCGTCATAACCTTGCCGTCCGAGGTTCTCAGTGAAGGTGAGCAGAAACTGCGCGGTGATTTTCGACATGTTGCTTCTCCTGTAATAGGGTATGCGTTCGGACTTGGGACCGAACGTGTGCATTAGCGGCGCGCCACAATGGTTCAGCGCGTCGCCCCTCTGCTTTGCCAATTTCAATTGGTCTTGCCAACGTTTGCATTCCCGTTTCATGTTCACCAGCATCGGGCTCTCCGACTCTCTGGCCTTTTCCGGCAGCGCCACTCGCCATGCACTCTTGCCGCGCTTCGAGGTTCAGCGGCTTGTGCAACCTTGCTTGCACCTTTGCCAGTGTCCGCCTGTCACGCGGTCTTGGGTCTCGGTGTGGCACATGCATCCGTTGGTATCAGCGGTTTCAGGTTTCCGCCGTGAGAGATTTCTGTGGTAGCTTTGCGTTGGCGCTCACCGGATCCGCGCAAGCGGGACGGTTCAGCGCCGAAGGCCAATCTCTATTTGTCAAGTAGCGTTGGGCACTTCCGCCATTTTCCGCCCAACCCTTGCGGCCGCAGGGCTTCAGCCCAGCCGTCCAAGCCGCTATGTCCCGAGCAACCAACCAACCAAACCAACCATCCAACCTGCCTACAATATGGTATAGGTGACAACCCCCTAGCAAGGGGGGCTAAGTTGTTCAATTTGAAGCACTTACGGCCCCTAGCTAGGGCAAAATGGGGCTTTCGGACCGTTTCGGAGATCAACAGCACATTTGTGTGGTGAGGGGCGCACGCTAGATAGCACGTCTGCGCGATTTTCTGCCGCGCTTTGATCGTGCTGTGCGGACACGTTCAGCTGACACAGTCAGTCGACGCTTCTCCGCATCATAGTGCGATTCGCCGTAGTCTCCGGCAAGCATGTTATTCCGCGCGACCTGATACGAGAGCTTCAGGTATGACGCGACTTGCACTGGAGTCCAGCGCTCTTCGGTGGGAGGCGTTTCATCCGCCATGTTTTTGCTCCATCTTTTCGATGTAGCGATCGCGCGCATCTCGGATCTCACGGGTGAGACGTCCAGTCGCCCGATCGTTGTAGATTCCGCATGGTCTATCCTCCATCAAATCAATGAACCATTGACAGACACGGTCTGCATCGTGGTACTTCTCGAGCATCTCCCGACCATTCATGTTGATCCGTCGTGCTTTCTTCGCGGGAAGATTGATCGCGTGATTGATCAGTCTGGCCAACTCCTTTGGCGAGACATCAACCGGGAACTCGAGATGGGTCTCTCCGGCTTCGAACATCGTAAGATCATTCTGCTCGGCCATACTTTCAGCAACCGCGAGCGGAATGCATCCGTTGTTGATGGCCTCCAGGATCGAGTAGTTGAAATGATTGCCGAGTGCCGCGTGCACTTTCGACCACGAGGTGTCCACCATGACCCGACTGGATTGGTACAATCCGCGCAATAATCGTGGTGAAACGAACCCACGATAGTCCATGCCACTCTTCTCAGCACGACGCCAGATACCCTGATAGCGTGGCTTGCACTTATCGATGCTCCGCATGTATCGACCTTCAATGCCATCGCCAGCGATTACGTTGCGAACACCATAGGGAAGATTCGGAATAGCCCGCACGACAAGATCCATGCGCTTCCATGCTTTCCACACATGTGCGCTCACGAATCGTCGTTGACGATCAGCCCACTGCGGTTGACGACGGCGATTCAGGGGCACGATCGGGCATCCCATGAACGCAATGCGCGATGGGAACATCTTGAGCGCGTTGTATCCTGCTTCCTGCGCGGCCGTGATGCCGACAATCTTATCAGCCACGGTGACCATATACGGATAGAGATCACGGAAGTGCGCGTCGTGCGTCGCGATGATTTGCGGCGGATCAATGTCGTAGAGCTTCTTCCAGTTTCCATCCGCATCCCACTTCGGATTGGGGATCTGGTGAATGACGAGATCAAATTGCCGGGCGTAGCGACGCCACTTCTTCCGCTGCGCGTGATCGCCGTAGCTGAAGACCTGAACGCCGTACCATCCTTGTGTGACGTGAGCCTTCGCACCGATCGTGCTGTCGTACGCTCCCTGGACCGGAGTCTCTGACTTGATGAAGTACGGATCACGCGTCGTATTGCGTAGCACGACGAACTCACATTCATGCCCGAGTCGCCTGAAGGCGCGATGCATGATCTCAACATAGTTGACGATGCCACCATAGTCCATCAAGTCAAACACCGTCTGCAGAATTCTCATGACTTGACCCATTTCGATGTGCAACGAATCTTGTCGTGGTTGACACGGTGCTCATTCGTTCTGACCGTTCTGAGAATCTCGTGAATCAATCCGGACTCAAGCGTGATCGGCTTGAGACCGAGTGACAGGAACTGCTTGTTCTCCACGATCAGTTCATTCTCTCCTGCCTCGTTTCGTGGATTCTCGTACGCCGTGATCTGTGCTCCCGTCAGTGCAGCGACCATCACGGCGAGATCAAGCACACGATGTGTCTCGGTCATCTGATTGAAGATCTTCACTCGCTCACCGCGCTTCGGAGGATTCTCAATCGCGAGCCGGATGCATTCGACAGAATTCTGGATATGAATGAACGCGCGTGTCTGTCCTCCGGTGCCGTGCACTGTCAGCGGATGACCAATCGCCCCCTCAACGAGGAATCGATTGAGGACCGTGCCATAGTCGCCATCGTAATCGAACCGATTTACGAGTGCCGGATGCAGATTCGTCTCCGTCGTGTTCGTTCCCCAGATGATGCCCTGGTGCAGATCAGTGATGCGAAGTCGATCGTTCTTCGCATAGTACGCGAACATCTCTGCATCGAGCACCTTCGTCATGTGATACACACTGCCCGGATTCGGCGGATACCTGAATGTCATCGGTGTATCATCGTGCAATCCGCGCATCGTCGTGTATCCTTCCGGCAATGCTTCACCCGCTGTTCCGTATCCATACACGCCCATCGTCCCTAGATGGACGAGATGAATATCGAGACCCGACTCGACGATGACCGCGAGCAGATTATGCGTGGCATTGACATTGTTGCTCACGGTCTGCATCTTGTGCATCCATGACTTCATTGAGTATGGAGCCGCACGAATCTCAGCAAAATGAATAATGACGTCAGGTCGCATGTACTTGATCAACGCGAGCAACTCCATCGCCTGACACGCAACATCGAGCTGATAGAAGTACATGAACTTCTTCGTCAGCGCTTGCCATGTCGCGATGCGTTCTTTGAGAGGCGAAATTGGCGTGAGCGACTGAATGTCGAGTCGTTCATCAATCCGGCGGCGCTCGAAGTTATCGACAATCGTGACGTCATGTCCGTGTGCGGAGAGATGCAGTGCCGTTGGCCATCCGCAGAATCCGTCGCCACCGAGAATGAGAATCTTCATTGAGTGATCAAGTAGATGGGTGAGACTGATACCCGTCATGGCGGCGATGACGGAAGCGGGGAATCCCTTTCTCATTCGCTTCTCCGTGAAATGTTCCGTATCCCGGAAACTCAGCGAGGAGTTGCTGCATTCCTAATTTCCATCGTTTCTTCCCCTCACGATTGACGGTATTCTTCATCCCGTCGATCTTGTTCATGCCGATGGCATTGACTCGACCAACTGCACCATCCAATCGCCGATGCGCGCATGACCGATAGATGTCTTCATAGCAGACGATCTGCTTCGGCAACACGAGACCAGATTTGAGGGTACGAAACATCTGCGCCGCGCCATGAATCAATCCGTATGATCGACTGTATCCGCCGCCGCGCAACCAATCGAGACGCGAGGTGTTCGAAAATCCAACGAGCGAAACTTTCTGTTGATGCATGCATGCACGCGCCATCTCCATGACTTTCTCGAGCGATGGCTTTCCGGCGCGTGAGACGAAAAAGTCCGGCCGACAATCATCGTCAAGGCGGAAGGCATACTTGAATCCTTGCTTTCGCGCATAGTCATAGCAGAACCGGACCTGATGCACGAGACCAGACTTTCCCTTGACGATGTGAATCGCCGTGTCGCCGAACCGATGGACATTCTTCTTCAGCCATCGCTTGTGCTCGAGATACAGACTGGGATCAGCGATGACGAACACCGGAACTGCGAGGGGGAATTGCTTTCGGAACGACATCAGCGTATCGAGCGGTGGAGAACGCTTCGTTGGAATGACGATGCACACATTGTGCAGAGACATGCGCATCATGATTCTTTCTCAGGCATGCGTCCAGCCTTGATCTCCTCGATCAATTTCTGGAGAAAGTGCTGTGCCTTCTCGAGATCTTGCAGTCCGTTCTTCTTCAAGTAGCGCATCACGTATTTTGTGATTTGATACTGTGCCCAATTCCACTTGAACATAACCGCGAGATCCCAATGCTGAATTGCTCCGCCACCATAGTGATCGCCACCGACCTGACGCGAGTTGGCTCGTTCTTCGGCTGTCGGTAAATCATTGACAGATCGCAGTGCTCTCTCGACGATGTTCTGACTCGTGATCTCACCATCAGCAAGTTCCTGCTCGAGCTGACCGACAGTCTGATCGCGATGAACCGCGTTGATGACTTGTGGATCATCGAGCGGATCGCCATCGATCGGATCATCACTACCGATGTGACGCATGAAATGAAACGTCGCTTCTGGATTTGTCGGATCCATTGGCGTACGATCACGTCGCAGTACGATTCCACCACCAGCGGTGTCGATCGTGTTATCACTCATGAAGGGATACTGCTGACGCTTGAGCAATGCTCTGATCTCATTGAATGCGCGCTCAGAAATAGTCAGTTCGGACATTACCGATTCTCCATTTCGTACGGGGTAAATTTCTGTTTCGGTCGACCCGTGCCGAGCATCGTGCGTCGATACTTGCTGAATTCGCAGAGACAGTTCTGCAGATCCTGATTGTGAATACGTGGAAGATTCGCTTCTTCGAAGATCGGACACGTGACGATCGAGAGTTCCGTGAGTGCGTCTTTCCACTCGTGTTCTCTCCATGGTGTTCGCGGGTCAAGACCGAGCAGATACGACATACCACGCCGACTGCCCGGACCTGATGCAGCGAATGTCCACCAATCAGGTGCGCTGTTCATCAATGGCGGAACGTACTTCACATCAGCAACGACCTGCGCGGCAATGAATGATCCCATGCCCTGATAGAACATCAGCCGATTGAAGAAGTTCTTGAGTCGTTCACCTTCTTTCGGTCGAATCGTGTCTCGATTATCCCAGAGCGGCTGAATCACCATATCGGCGAGATACTCGGCCTTCTCTTGTGCGATTCCGTTTGTCGAGACGATGTATGCCGCGCCGTATATTTTCTCGCCGAATGTCTTCAGCTTCTCGATGGTCGAGAGGAACTTTTCGCGATCCCAGACATGCGGTGTCTTGAATTTCTCGAGCGTCGGCGGATGATTGATGAGGCGTGCGATTACCATCGCGAACCAGACATTCTTCTCTCTCACTAACGGACCACGCCAGCGTCGAGCAATCCACTGCGTCGTTCGATCAAGTTCACGATATACATTGCAGAACCGATAGGTCGCCAGAATTTCATCCGTCGTCCACGGAGCTGATTGGCCCTTACTCCGTCGTTCCCAGATGCGATGGCGTTCGATCACGAAGTGCGTGAACAGATCCAACTTCCGGAACGGATACGATTTGATATCCGACATGATTCTCACTTGAGGGTGTACGACACGCGAATCAGTTCACCATCTTCATGCAACGTCAACTTCATCGAGTTCGGCCAGATGATCAGGATCGGCGTAAATCGCTTGATCGATTCGCGGATCGTTTGCCATGTGCCTGATCGCAGTTCTTCAATTTCCTTGTGCGGCGTGGCGAGCATGAACCCCGATACTTCGATGATCTGGATGTTCCGCATCAACGGAGGCAGTACATCAGCTACCGTCGTGCGTGGTTCGGCGCGGAAAAATTCTGCGCGCTTGTGATCACACGGCCACACTTGCGCTTTGGACTTGACGTTCTTGCAGGTCCATGACCAGATGCGATGCGCCTGAGTATCCGCTCCCCATGCGCCACCGTGTCGAAAGATTGACGGCTTGCCGCGTGCGAGAATCCGCTGGATCATCTGACTTTGAAACTCTGTCATCCCAGCTCGGGTTCCTGTGAATCCCCACTCACCGAAATCGTGCTCATCGATCAGTGCGGCCAGTGGAATCGGAGCGGATTTCACCGCGGCATGTTTCATCGCTCGATCTTCTTCATTTCGCCCTGCAGACACTGTCGACACATCGCGTCCTTTTCGATCTTCGCGAGCATCACGTGTCCAGCTTCGTACGTACGAGTCTGTCCGCAATGTGTGCAGAAATATTGCGTGATCTCCATGATCGACCTACAGAAAAAGGTTGTCCTGCTCAGGAAAGAGTTCTTGGAACCGGATACCGAACATGGTCTTGCTCGCGTTCGGAGTCATCGCGCCAAACAGTGCACGCGGAATGCGATTCTTCTGATGCGGCAACAATGATTGAATCTGTACTTCATCCTTTCCTCGTCCGGCGAAAATTCCGCTGTGCTGTCGCATGACCGTTTCCGCTTCGAACCGAATCGCCTGATCATCATACTCGCACAGTTGTGGCGGCTCAGGCCATGCGAGCTGATACTTGTTCGCGATCACACGCATGATTCGTGCTTCGATCGGTCGCACTTCAGGAATGAGATTCTTCAGCGGACGCGTGATATCACCGATGTACGCTTCCGCTGCATCGTGCATCAGCGCCCATTGCTGCAGATATTCCGGAACGATGAACGAGACGAACACGGAATGTTGTGCGACCGAGTAGAACTGATTCGTTGCGCCCGCCCATCGGCAGACTTGCGACAGATGATGTGCGATGTCAACGATATTGATAGCGTCCTCTTGAGGATTCATCAGATCGATCACACGACCCGTAAATGTCGTGATGTTCGCGCGAGTGATCGTATTCATTGGCCCTCGATCTTGCCGTCGGCATAGATGGTGACGGAGTTCATCTGATGATCTCGGTGTGTTCGATTATGATGATCCATGAACAGTGTCAGTGTGACTGCTGCATCGGTAAATTCTTTTCCACTGGGACCGCGTAAGTGCAAACGGCATTCGCGGAACAAGAGACGAATCACTGTGAACCCTGCGTAGATGGCGGCGATCGTCAGCCACTCCCAGATCGTCATACGGCGAACGCAATCGGCTTTCTCTGCCGACGCTTCTCTCGTTCATCGATCCAGTCCAGTCCTGCCTGACGCCACTCGTTGAGACAATTCGTCACGGTGTTGCACTCGTGCAGGATAGCGGCTGCTTCAGCGTGTTCCTTCTGTCGAATACGATCCCACGCAAACCACATCGGGAAGACGACATTCCGAATGAAGTCATTGTGATACCATTTCGGATCGAGATGCCAGATGTGTCCGACATTCTTCAGGCCATCGGTGATAGACCGAAGTTCTGCATCGAACGTTGCCGGATTCGTGATCAGCGGTTCGCTGACGATCAGGCCACTGTCATAGGGATTGTCTGCGTCATCAACGAACCAGAGATCTGGCGGAACGAATGTGTTTACATCGTACGGTTTTTCGAGATACGCGTGAAAGTCGCACGACACTTGCGTGAGTTTTCCTTGCCGACAATTGCCGATCATCGTGCAGATGTACTCATGCAAGATTGACATCTGTACGGCGTTCGCCCCATAGCATCCCCAGACGACATCGTTCGATCGGTTGAAGACGATCATCTCCAGTCGTCCGTCGACGATGGCCAACTTGATGAGATCGTTGCAGGGAATGTCCTTGCTGTCCACTGCAAGATCACGTGCCGGATCCCACATCGCGATCACGACGCGCCGACTCGTCGGATCTTTCTTCAGTATGTCAATCGCTCGGGCGATCTGGTCGATCTCCCTGATGTACGTCGGTGTGTAGGTCGGCCAGTGTCGCCACCGATGACCATACGCCCCGTGGAATGTGACTCCGTCATCACTGAAATCACGGAAGCGCTGAATGAACAAATCCAACGTCGCGAGATCATTGCCACCGTTCAACATCCAGAGCGCTTCGAAGAGATGGAAGAATGGATTGGCGAACCGCGTGCGATCATACAGCACACGTTGCCACGGCAGACTGTAGACAGTCGTGACTGGCTCCGGAACACGGAGCACGGGACCATTGCGTGATTCTGTCCGACGTCCTTCGGTCAGAACGAGTCGCATCCCTGCGCGAAATGCATCGTTCACGTTTGTTGCGCGGATAACGTGCATGAGTCCTCAGATCTTGTAAGCGATTGCGAAATCGAACGCGGCCATCGCGACCACGATGATGAGTGCTTCCACGACGAACACGATGATGGCGACTACGATCAGCTGAATGACGCGCTTGAATTTTCCAACGTAGATGTTCCACAGGTGATTCGCTTCCCATGTTTCACGAACCCACTGATCTTCGTCGTCTGGATCCCAGTCGCCAAACATCGTGTCGTCAGGTGAAGGTGAACCTACGTGATCAAACGACCGGACCCGAATCCGGCGGAGTCACCAGCGAATCGGCGATCGCCTGAAGCTCGTCGATCTGCGGCTGGAAATCGATGTCCGGATGGGCGTCCTTGTACGACTGGAGCTCGGTGATCTGCGCAGTGAGTCGATCGGCGAGTGCCTGATCCGCCGTCTCATCCGCCTGAACCCGCTCCTTGAGATCCGCGATCCTGTCCTGCAGTTCCTTGAAATCTGCCATGATCGTCTCCGCGAAGAAAGTGATGGTGCGATCCAACCCGTCCGCTCGACGGATGAGTCGTGCGAACGCCTTGCTGACTGCTCGTTCAGTATCACCTTTCATGTCATCCACCGCGATAAAGTGAAGGAAGAATTTCCGAATCCTGCCGAGCAGCCGATTCATCTTAGTGCACCGACGGACCTGAGCCTCTCGTATTCTTCTGTCGATCTTCTGGCGATGTCGGCCGATAGCCAGTCTGTGCAGCCGTTGGCGGACGACGGAGTTGCGGACGCGTGTCAGTGACCACGACATTCGCTGTCATCGAATAGATCTTCGCGGCATCAGCACCGAGGGGCTTGCCATCCGCGCACTTCATCGCTCCGGTGTAGAATCCGCGTGCATCGAATCCAGCGGCGACATATCCCCCGGCAGGATACGCGAGATTGTCGGTCCATGTCGATGTGTTCGCGTCAACCCAGAGTCTCCAATCCGATCCACCACTGCCGCCATGAATTCCATACTGTCCATTGTCGTACGCATTGCAGACGAAATTCATCGACGTGACCATCGGTGGCTGTCCATCAAACGAGATCGCAGTTGCGACGCCAGCTGCATTCACGGTCGTGTTGTGCACGACTGAGATCTTCGAAAGTCCGCCGAGGAATTGCCATTCACGTGCTTCGCCAGTAAACTGACCGACATTGAGACCCGTCACGATGTTGTCATGTGCCGATGCACGGGCCATCGGAATGATGACACCCTGACATGATGCGCAGAGATTGATTCCAGCGCCCGTGTTCCGCGCGAGATTATACCGGAAGACGATGTCCTGACTCGTACTCCATGGTGCGGTCCCATCCTGATTCACGCTCTTGCAGAGAAAGAAGTACCCGACTTGTCCGTCGCCCCAATTGTTCTCGAAGACATTACCTTCTGCCGCGAGTCGCTTGACATTCTTGCACTCGAGCAGATTCTTCACCGTCCAGACGCCCTTCCAATTCGCGGGGCGTGTGATATGATTCCCGATGATCCACACATCGGACGGCGTGAGATTCGGAATCGTTGGATCGCCACCGCCGAACATGATGACTTCATGCGATGCTTCCATATAGTTGTTCTTGATCAGATACGGACCGGGTCCGTTGAGACCGAGGAAGCATTGTGAATCACTGTTGTTATCGTGCCCCTCGAGACATGATCCGTCAACGATCGCGGTGTTCGATGAGTTGATGTAGTAGTTTCGCCTGAGTCGCAACGTCGGTGTGCCCGAGTTGAGCACGTGAGAAAAGACGAAGTCGCCAGGTACTTCGGCGAGTGTCGTCTGATTGATGCCGAGTTTCACCACCGCGTTGAGATCGGATGTTCCCGCACCGAGAATCGCGATGTCTTCGAAATAGTACCCGTGCACATTGCGATCAGCACTGACGGCGGGTGAATTCGCAGCATCACGACTCACGATCTTCGCACACTGTCGTTGCGCACATGATGTCACCGTCTGTCGCACACCGCGAGCGAGTAGCGGTAACCCATTTCCGGTACGAATGATCGTGTGATACTTTTCGTTGCATGGCTTCTGCGGCAGAACGACGATTCCGTATTCGAAATTTGGCGCTCCACGTAATTCCGTTCGACATCCTGCCGCATTGATCGCGTCTTGCATCGCGGTCTTCACGGCACCGACATTCACGACGTTGTATCCGATCGGCATCGTCACATCGACCGTCGCACGCGGCAATTCTGCTGGACCATCGAATCCTCCCGCGACTGGCGGAGTCGTCGTATCGACCGGAGGCTTGGTCGTCGTATCCGGTGGTGTCGTTCCGATCACGGCGAACGATCGAATGCCTTGCGCTGATCCAGACTTCGCCGTGACGGCCGTTGTTCCGGCGCTCTTTCCGGTGAGCATGCCCGTGCCACTGATGTCAGCGACCGCGAGTGGTCCCGCGCTCCACGTGACGACTGCACCCTGCATGATCGTTCCGGTCGAATCCTTCACATCAGCATAGAGCTGCATCGTCTTGCCGACATCGACTGATCCACCATTGCCGTGAATCTCGATCGTCTTCGCGACTGGTGTCGGTGGACTCGGTGGTGTGACTGCCTTGTTCGCGTGCGTTGAATCGCGAACCCAGATGCGACGCTGTGCATCCTTCGAATACTTCGGTGCGGTCTTGTCGCGCTGCTGAATGACGAGATCTGCACTGTCCGCTTTCCACAGGGCAGAATCTTCTTGTGCCGTGCTCTGCGCGGAGAGCAGCGGAGGTCCGATCAGCGAAATGACCAGAATGGTGTTGAGCCAGCGATGAACGTTCATGTATCCCTCGATGTGCATGGCGATGAGTCGTCATCAAGCATTTCTTCAGTCAGCTGAAGTATGCTCTGTGAATGAAGGTGGAACGCGCGACCCGAGTCCTCGCCAATCACGAGAGATTGCTCGCTGCAGTGATCGGACATTGACACCGGACGTACAGGCTTGTCGCTTAGCCCACGCCTCCACGCGGTCCTTTTGACGCGCGGAAGCAGAATCCTGTGGGAAGAGATTCGTGATCCGATTCGATCCGCCCAACTCCAGAGGAATGAGATGATCGATGACATATGCCTTCCGCGATTCGCGTGGAATATGATATCGTACGAACACTGAATCTTTCCGCTTGCCACTGACTGACCGAACACGCGCGGCGTAGCCTGATGCGCAGAAAATTGCACGACGCGATGTCAGGATCGTCCCGGGTGTCAGCTTGTGAATGGGCAGACCGGAATCGGTCCGCGTGTCTTGGAGCGTGAGCATGAACAGCAAGATCGCGATCTGCATCTTACGCCTCCGTCTCGGTGATGACCCAGAAGTCGTCCGCGTTAGTGAGATTGCACGACCATGACATCTTCATGTACACGAATCCGTTGTCGCCGAACGTCGGATCCCACCAGTTGGCCATGATCCCATAGTCGGAGTAGAACGATTCCCACGGCGCACGCATCCGCTTGTATCCGACGAAATCCATGCAATGTCCACCCTCGACGCGTTCCTTCTTCGGATCCGGTGTCCGCATGAATCCGTTCGACCCGATATCGAAGAACGAGGTGTAGACGGTGAATCCCATGATGACGAAATGATCAGCCGCAACAGCGAGCTTCACATCGGGCGATGAGACTGGAACGGACTCATACCCGATGGCCTGATGTTTCAGTCCGTCGTTGTACGCCTCTTGCGGTGGCTTGTCGGTGAAATTGCCGATGGTGTACGGCCAGAGATTCTCGTGTGGTGCACCGAGCTGATTGACCGTCTTCAGTCCATCACGAATGAACAGACCCGAGTCGTATCCGATCGATCCTTCCATCTTGCGCCCTTCATAGTAGATGAAGAGACGTGAGGGATCCATGTCAGGACGACCGAGCATCCGTTGCTGCCACTTGAATCCGAAACCGACGCCATGCGGAACACACGATCCAAGATTGCCTTGTTCCGGGAGTGGGGGAAACAACGCATTCTCGCGATGATCGATATGCGACGGAATGTTGCGACGGACTTTCCGCAGTGCGCGCTTCGTGTTGAACGGCCGATCGCGCATGTCAGGGAGCTCAGGTTTCCACCCGAGTCGTTGCCGCAATAATGCATTGACCTCGCTGTCGTGCATCTGTCCGAGCATTTCAGTGGTCGTCATGGACCTTTCGATTGAGGTGGAATGAATCCGGGCGGCGGTTGAATGATGGTCGACTTCGGTTTGTTGAAGGCTTCGCGTACGGCGATCTTCGTCAGCTCGAGCAATCCGAAGATGAAGACCTGATCAGACACGGTGCCTTCAACACTGACGTTGCCATCGGTGTCGAGTGTGATCAAGAGTTGTGCTCTGATCGCCTTCGGTGCAGACGGCGGAACTCCGGGATGCGTACTCACAGATAGCGGAGTGAAATGTTAGACGCCGTCAGGGATCGGTCGCGGCGTGACATAGGGCAGGATGCGACTGATGCGATCTTCCAACTCTTTCGCTTCTTCGATATTCGGTGCGATGCCCTGCTGAAAGAGCCGCAAGACTCCGGCGACTGAGATCAACGTCTGTGAAACGAATGCCTGATCAACAGGTGGATCGTCGAGTGGTGCTTCCATGAATTCCTCCGTGGTGAGTGTCAATCATCGTTGTGTCCGGGCTCCGGTCCTTTGATGTAGTCAAGTGCGCACGACTTGTGAACCCATCGCACTTCACCCTCGTGCAGCAATCGATGGCTCGCGCCTTCTTCTCCGCAAAGGAAACAGATCATCAGTCGTAGTTGTGATGCGGTGATGGCTGAAACTGCGTGCGGGAGAGTGGCGCATACCGCATGAAATACTCGCGCAGATTCGCTTGCTCGGCATCCGTGAGTTGACGCGAGTAGAACAAGACCTGCACGGTTTGATTCTCTGATGTGACGACCGTGACCCATGTTCCTTCGCCGAGGAGACGATCGAGTGCATCATACATCAGGCGACCTCGCTCAGTAATTCTTTCGATGCGCGTGCCAACTTTCGTGGGAGCAACTCTCGCGGATGCAGCGGCAATGGTTTCGGAATCCGCAATGACGGATCAACGGCGTCGATGTACGCGAGCATCCACTTCCGATGAATCGCGCGGATCGACGAAATGATCTGTGTCCGTTCTTTCAATCCCTTGACGCGCTTCTTGCCGATCGCGCCATGGGTTCGTTGCCGATTCAGGTAGTATGCGCCTTCCAACGTTTTCAGCACGGAGAAATCCGCCCCTTCCTTCTTCGACATCCAGATCTCCGGATGATGCGTGTATTTCGCAGCCCATCGAATCAGCGTCCGCTCAATCTCGAGAATGCGTGCGACACACTGCCACTTCTCACGCCGTCGCTTCTTCTCGATGATGGTCGCTCGCTCATTCTTCCAGTTCACGCGTCGCGTGCAGACATGATAGCGCGCGTGCGCATGAACCCACGCCGTGATGAGACGCTTGACTGCACGATCGTCGATCAGTTCGTCCGGAATCTCAATCGGTTTGGTTTTCATATCATGTAGTCCGGCGGAGGCTTGTCGTGAGATGTGTCGTCATGTACGGGCCATGGGACATCGACGCTGATCCAGTGCGGTTGGAGTCGTTGGAGTCCCGGCGTGCCGAAGATGAGATCGGCGCCCTCGGCGATTTTCTTGCGCTCTGCATCGTTCAGGCGATACCGGATGATCCGCGTGATGTTGCCTTGCAGATCTTCCACGAGACACGCGCGGACCGAGACGAAATCGAGTTGATCTTCCGCGATGTCGAATTCATCTGCGCCTGGGATGTTCGGTGAGACTGATCTCATGGATGCCGCTCCTTCCAGATCTTCATGATCACATCGCCGTGACACTTCCGCGGTTTGCAATGACAGCCGAGGATATCGTCTTTCTTCAGCTGATCAATCGCGTGGAGCATGCCCTCGTTTGACCGGGCGAATTTCTCGAATTTCTTGATGACCTGAATCCGTGTACCATCTTCGCCGATGATGAACGGATTGCCGTAGATGGTGGGACGGCCGATGTAGACCGTATGAATGCGATGCTTGACATGCGTCACCTTCATGACTCACCATCCTCGCACGAAATTCAGGTGATAGTAGAACAGTTCCATCAATCGGGCATCGTGCTCCGGTGTGGCCGTATGGGTGAAGATCGTGCAAATCGCCCCGAAGATGACATCGTTCACCAGGAGCAGGGCGGTGAGATGCGTCTTGCTCGTCATACGAGTTCGCGTCGCGTGTTCTTTATCTCCATTCCACACTTCTCCCACCAATTCTCAACGGAACGATGCAGCGCGCATGGTCCGTCTGGTCCACATCCGCACTCGGCGGTCTTGATGAACTGACGTTCGGTCGGTGGCGGAGAGGAGACGAAGATCGGCTCGTAGAGACAGAGCATCTGCCCCGTGGCGCGGACATGGACGGACAGCGCGTAGATCTTGTTGAGTGACAGACCATCGCGGGTGAACGTGAATTGCCCGAGATCAGTGGCGACGACGACGAGTCGTGTGCTGCAATCCCGATGATTATCATCGCCCATGATTGCGACGACTTTTCCTGGCATGAAATGCTGATCGCGTGGATACATCGTCTTGAAATCGGGCTGAATGGTGACCCAGACCGTGTCGCTGATCTGAATCGCGTTGAACTCGCCGTGCAGGATTTTCGTGCGAAACGATCGTGGATTATCAGTGGCGCCGACCATATCGTGTACTCTCCTTCGTGTGTCTTCAGGTGATGTGTCGCGGAGATCGACGATCACATGGATTCCTCCGATTGATGATTTGAGGGGGGGGCAATCTGGCGCGTGACACAACATACACTGACCCGTCCGCGTTGGCAACAGAGGCTAAGTTGTTGGTATTGCATGCACTTACGGGGCAAGGTAGGGGCACGACCGTAGCAGACAGCCGGAAATGTCACCGTTTGTCTGCTACCGGATTGCTGATGAATCGCTGAATCATGTGCGATCGTCTCATGTACGATGTAGCAGAAAGATCATGCGTTCTAAATGAAGGTGTGCGTTGAGCGGAAATCACTGATCTGGATTGAGAGGAGTGGAAAATCGGCCCCGTGATCACGTGATTCCCCATATGGGAGATGGAGGACGGGGCGTGAAGTTGAGGGTGTGCGAAAGATGTCCCTATAGGGGGAATTTGTGCTACCTGAAGTGGAGTTATATGCGTGAAAAGGCCCGGTATTACTATATATTATCTTTGATCTATATCACTCAAAAATACGCCCTATAGGAGAAACTTTACGGCGGGGCCAAATACCGGGGTATTCGTGCGTTTTTTGTATGATTCGGATCCGAAATCTCGATAACGGGTCCCTTGCGGAGGTCATTATATTACATCAGTCTGCAGAATGCCGTCCGCGGGAGGAGAGTGGGAGGGACACACCACTCCGAGTCTGCGTTGACGGGGCCGATTTACGGGGCAGGTTTCGGGCGATAACATGCTACATTGAAGAGGATGTATAATGCCGAGCGACGAGACAATTGAAGCACCGATGGATGAGAAGTCTGCGTCGGGTCTCGCTCGCTCGATCTACGCTGACTTCAGCATCTGGCGAAAGAAGAAGTCTGCACCGAAGTGGCATCCCGTGAAGAAGATGCGATATGTCTTCTTCCGCATGATTGATGGTTGCACCATTCAGGATGCGATCAAGGAGATTCAGTGGAGTGCGAGTGAGTTCTGGCATCTGCTCGATCTCAAGCGGAATGCACCATTCGAGATGGAATACAAGCGTGCGAAGAAACTCCATGCGCGCGCGGTAGCAGATACGGTGCAAGCGATTGCTGAAGGACGAGACAAGACGACGAAACGTCAACTCATCAAGCAGCAGAAGTTGATCAAGAAAGCACTGCGTCGGGCGAGCAAGCAGAAAACGAGCCTCGGCGCGAAGGCGATCATCGAAGATCTCATGAATCGCCTGAATGAGAATGACACGAAGATCATCGCGCGAAACAAACTGCAGATCGATGCGGCGAAGTGGATTGCCAAGGCATCGAATCCTGCAGAGTTCGGCGAGAAACAGAGCGTCTTGCTCGGCGGTGCCGATCCTACCCTTGACGGGGCCGTTCGTCCAATCACGATTCAGTTCGTTGCACCCGATGGTTCAGTCGTTCATCCAATCGACGCAATCAAGGAGACGAATCCATGAAGATCGGCGAAAAGCTGCTCGGCATTCGTCTGTACTTGATGCGAGACGATTGGTCCGATCTCGAGGAGGGATGCTACTGTCAATTGCCGAATGGCGACTGGGCGATTCATCCGCCCGGCAGTCCGTACGGCACACTCTCGAAAGATGTGCATCGCATCGAAGAACACGAGGATGGCGCGATCACGGTGTCGCCCTCGATTCTCAGTCATGGATGGCATGGCTATCTCACACATGGAGTCTGGGAGCGAGTCCAGTGAAACCCGTGAAATCACTTGAGCAGCGTCGCGTTGAATTGATCGAGATGCTCGGCGAAGCGACGGTCATCCAGATGGAGAAAGAATTCGACGAGTACATGATCTATGGGACGCGACGATCACAAGAGAATCCGGCACCGCTCACGGGAATCTTTGATTCACCGAAGGAATCCAAGACATGACAGTCTCGCAGCGAAAGAAGCGGAAACGCACTGATCTGCGCATCGCTGCGAAAGTGATGCCGACTGAAGGAGCAACATTGCTCCCGATGTACGGCGCGAATCTGTGGATTCCGCATCGGTACAAGATCATTTACGGTGGACGAGGCGGCGCTCGGTCATGGACCGTTGCTCGTGCACTTCTGTTGATGGCAGCACAGAGTAAGATTCGTGTACTGTGTACGCGCGAGATGCAGTCGTCCATCAAGGACTCAGTCCATCAGTTGCTGACTGATCAGATTGAGTTGATGCATCTTGATGGATTCACGGTGACTGATCGTGAGATTCGACACACGAACGGATCACTGTTCATCTTCAAGGGACTGCGTCACAACACGACGGCGATCAAGTCACTTGAAGCAGTCGACATCTGTTGGGTCGAAGAAGCGGAACGCATCACGAAAGAATCGTGGTCCATTCTCATTCCAACGATTCGAAAGAAAGGCTCCGAGATCTGGGTCACGTTCAACCCTGATCAGGAGACTGATGCCACATACACGCGATTCATTCTCAATTCGCCGAAGGATACGTGGAAGTACAAAGCCGGATGGCAAGAGAATCCGTGGTTGAGTGAAGAGCTGCGCAATGAGAAGGACTACATGTATTCGACCGACCCAGAAGGAGCAGAATGGGTCTGGGGCGGAAACATCCGTCGTATCTCAGCCGCGCAGATTCTGAAGAACAAGTGGGTGATCGAAGAGTTCAAGGTGCCGCACATCATGGACGCGACAGGACAGCGCGTTCCGTTGTGGGACGGTCCGTATCAGGGACAAGATTTCGGTTTCGGGACTGATCCAGCAGCCGGAGTCCGCCTGTGGATTCACAATCGCACCCTCTATGTGGAGTACGAAGCATGGAAGCTGCAACTCGAGATCGACGAAACCGCACGATTCTTCAACGAACAGATTCCGGGATTCAGCAAGTACACGACACGAGCGGACTCCTCTCGGCCCGACAGTATCTCGTTCTTGCGACGACATGGCGTCCCGAACATTCGTCCCGCGAAGAAACACGCTGGCTCGGTTGCGGATGGTATTGCGCACCTTCGGTCGTATGAGAAGATCGTCATCCATCCGCGATGCATTCACACCGCGACTGAAGCGAAACTCTACTCGTACAAAGTTGATCCGCGCTCAGGTGATGTGCTCCCGATCATTGTCGACAAGCACAATCACTTGATTGACTCGATGCGCTATGCACTCGATCCGTTGATCAAGCCACGACGCGGCATGTCGTTCGACTTTCTGGACGACACCGACACACAACTCGTCTGTCCAGAATGCGAGTCGCTCTTACCCGATGATGGTGAGTGTCCGCACTGCGGATGGATGCGTGATCTCAGTGAGGACCCGCCGATCGAGACTGATCTGGTGCCCGTGACGGGTGAGCGTGACGAGGTGATTGAGGAGATCATCGAAGATCTGCCGATGATTGACACGCGACCGACGAAACAGAACGGGAATGGGAACGGGAATGGCCATCATCATGGGAACGGGAACGGCGATCGCTTCGCTCGGTTGAGAGGACTCAACGATGCCGACGTTTGATTATGCGAACAAGTACATCAAGCGATGTAATGTCTGGCAGGGAGAAGAACAGCACTGGCGCGACACGAATCCGGTGCTCGACCCGATGGACGTCGCAATCTGTTCGGACACACACGATGTGAAAGTCGGCAACGGTCTCGATCCATGGACGGCGCTTCCGTATCTCAATATCACAGAAGGCGAGAACATCTTTGAAGGATCGACATGGCGCACTGCGAATGGTGTCCCATCGAATGGCATTGGTCAGGATGGTGACTTCTATCTCGACGCGACGAACGGCGATGTTTATCACCGAGTGAACGGAAGCTATGTCATCGAAGCGAACATCCGCGGAGCGAAAGGTAATCGCGGAGATCAAGGCGACGTTGGACCACGAGGACCCGAAGGACCGCTCGGATCAGAAGGTCCGCGCGGTGCAGTTGGACCAAGTGGCCCGCAAGGACCACAAGGTATTCAGGGTCCATCACTCGCCGGACCGAAAGGTGACAAGGGCGATCGCGGACCGACGGGCGTGCAAGGATACACCGGACCACAAGGACCTCGCGGACTCGTCGGCGCAGACGGACCTCCCGGTTCGCCGGGCATTCAAGGAGTGCAAGGCAATGTCGGTGCTCCAGGACCTCAAGGCAATCCGGGACCGCAGGGACCGAAGGGCGATCCGGGTGATCAGGGAACGCCCGGCACGCCCGGCGGACCAGAAGGACCGACCGGACCGCAAGGGCCTCAGGGTCCTCAAGGACTCATCGGGCTCACCGGACCGAGAGGACTCCAAGGTCCGCAGGGTGATCCGGGAGTTGATGGCAGTGATGGAGCGCAAGGTCCGCAAGGGATTCCGGGTGCTCAGGGACCGATTGGTCTCACTGGCGCGAAAGGTGATCAAGGCGATCAAGGACTTCAGGGCCCGAAAGGCAATACTGGAAACACCGGATTGCAAGGCATTCAGGGCGATCCAGGACCTCGCGGATTTCAGGGAATCACGGGCGATGCAGGACCTCTCGGTCCCCAAGGTCCGCAAGGTCCGAAAGGTGATCAGGGTGCGTCGGGATCGCAGGGACTGACTGGTGCTCAGGGATTGCAGGGCAACGTCGGTCCTCAGGGGCCGAAAGGAGATCAAGGTGATCCGGGTCTCGACGGAACTGACGGAGCTGATGGTGCACCGGGCGCTCAGGGAATCCAGGGAATTCCTGGAACAGCGGGAGCCACAGGACCGCAAGGCATTCAAGGTCCGCAAGGAATCAAAGGCGATACCGGAGACGTTGGGCCTCAAGGACTTCAGGGACCGAAAGGTGATACCGGATTGCAAGGAGTCCAAGGTGTCAAAGGCGACACTGGCGATATCGGCCCGCAGGGACCGCAAGGTGTGCAAGGCAATCCCGGAACGACCTCATGGACCGGAATCACTGACAAGCCCGCGACATTCGCGCCATCAGCACACACGCATGCCCCGACCGACATCACGGGCACCGCAGTCGTGGATGCTGATGCTCGACTCACCAACGCACGAGCTCCGACTGCTCACACACATGCTCCATCCGAGATCACTGGCACAGCGGTCATCACATCTGACGCTCGGCTGAGCGATGCTCGTACCCCTCTCGCGCATACCCATCCCGCTTCACAAATATCCGATGCGTCAGCCGTGGGCAAGACTCTGCTCATCGCTGCCGATCTTGCGGCCCAGAAGACTGCTCTGGCGTACACGAAATCAGATGTGGGACTCGCGAATGTTGACAATACATCGGATGCGAACAAACCAATATCGTCCGCGACACAGACCGCGCTGAATGGAAAGGCCGCATCATCGCACACGCATGCTCCGGCGGATGTCATCGGAACAGCCGTCATCACGAGCGATGCACGACTCAGTGATGCGAGAGCGCCGACGGCGCACACGCACGCACCGAGTGAGATCACCGGAACGGCCGTCATTACATCGGATGCGAGACTCTCGGATGCCCGAACTCCCACTGCCCATACTCATCCAGCATCGCAGATCTCTGATGCAACGACAGTCGGCAAGACTCTTCTTACTGCGGCAGATCTTGCAGCACAGAAAACAGCACTCGCCTATGTCAAAGGTGATGTTGGTCTCGGCAACGTTGACAACACGAGTGACGCGAATAAACCCGTCAGCACCGCGCAACAGACTGCTCTCAATCTGAAAGCGGATGCGACATCTGTTCCGAAGCATGTCACGAAACAATCGACGGCAGTCGCACTCGCGGCGAGTACGACGATCAATCTGCCGTTGCTGGATATCACGGTCCTCGCAGGTGAAGTGTGGACGTTGGACTACATGATTCCGTTCACTGTCAGTGGTGGCACGGTCGGATTGAAGCCGATCTTCACGCTGCCATCCGGTGCGACGGGACAGAAGCAAGTGTCCGGCACAGTCGCCTCAGTGACCGCGTACTCGTTCGCGTATGACGCGACTCCGGGCACCGCATCAGCACTCGCTCTCGGCACAGCGTCATTCACCGGATATATCTACGTTCGTGCAACAATCACCATTGGAGCAACACCAGGAACCATTCGGATCGGTGTCACGACTGGTGCATCCGCTGCAGGAAATCTCCTTCTTGGTGCCAGTGTCCTCGCCACGAAACAATAGCTCCCACAATCGCCGAGACTCGCATGGCCTCACTTATTGACCGACTGTTTGGTCGGACAGACGAGCAGCAACTTCCGGCAGTCGTCGAGCCGAAGCGATTGCTTCCGGTTGAAGAAGTCAAGACGCTGAATAGCACGGAAGTGAAATCGTCACTGGGTCTACTTCCGCAGGGTGTGTACGGACCGAACTATCAGTTCTTCAGTCCTGATGGCGGACGCACGATGATCGACTTCGACACACCGACCGCGATGGCGTTCATCGCGTATTGGTATGTCGCCTCACGCTGGCGTGCGCAGAAGATTGCCGAAGCACCGCTCATGGTGATTGCCGAAGACCAAGAGACGGGGAATGACGACTGGATTCCGGATCATGAGCTCGTGCCGATTCTCGATACACCCTCGCCTGACTATGACATGGGCGAGTTGCTCGAATGTACGAGCTACTATCTCGACAATACGGGCGGATGTCTCTGGGTCAAGGACTACGACAACGTCGGTCGTGTCGCGCGACTCACGCCGTACAGTCGGTTGCAATTCGAACCGAAGCGATCCGATGTCCGCTTGTATGAATCGTTCGAGATTCAAACGAAGGACGGACCGGACACGATTCTTGCTGAGGATGCAGTCTTCTTCCGCGATGCGCACAGCGGTGGAACATGGGGACGGGGACGCTCTCGTCTCGATGTCGCCATGTCATGGCTGAAGCTCGGCGCGAAAGCACAGCAAACGATCTACGATCTGCTGACGAATTCCATCTGGCCATCAGGCGTCGTCACGACGCATCCTGATTGGGACCCAAACCCGGATACGTACAAGGCCTTTCGTCAGGATGTTGAGAAGTATGCGAAAAGCGGAAACAAGGGACGTCCGTTCATCGCGCTTGGTGGTGGAGGATTCGAAGTATTGCAAGCATCGATCAAGGATCTCGTGCCGGATGAAGTCCTCGGTCGGGTTGAGTCAGTCGTCGCCGCGGTGTCAGGTGTTCCGGCGATCGTGTTGCAATTCCAGATCGGCATGGAAAATTCGCCGTGGTCGCAGATGGGACAGGCCCGCGACATGGCGTACGACGATACGATTCAGCCCGCATGGAGCAAGATCGAACGGATCACGACACGACAGTTGCTGCGTCAGGTTGATGATGATCCGACGCACTTCATGCGATTCGATCGGTCGAAGATCATCGCGTTGCAAGCGAATCAGGCCGAGCAGGTCGCCATCGCGGTGCAGATGGGACGCGCCGCATCAGTCAACGAACGTCGCGCGATCATGGGACTCGAGCCCGCGACACCGGAACAAGATCCGAACAAGAAAGCGGACGACATCCCAGAGTTGGCACAGCCGTCCATGGCCGAACTCCTCGCGGGCGCGACACTCAAGCCCGGAACGGATAACACTGGTCAGGCGGGAGCGGATCCGAATGCTGACCCGAACGCTGATCCTTCGAAAAATTCAACTGATAGCACGAAGAAAGTTGATCCGCGTCGTCTGCAGCGCAAGATTGCTATCGCCGGACTGCAAGATCAGTTTCGTCAGGACGCGATTCCAGCCTACACCGTTGCCTCACAACATCAACTGAAGGTCGATGCGAATCGAATCACTGAGATTGTGATGCATTCGCTGCTTGATCCGGCTGAAGCGAAGAGTCTCGCAACGAAATCGCGCGGCAAGGATCAGGCGATGAAAGCAGTCAATCGCTATCTGGCTGATGATAGTCGCAAAGCATGGACGCGCATCATGGAACCGCTGAACAAACAGTCTGCATTGCGGAGTGGTGCGGTTACGGCCGCCGATATGAATCTCAATTTCGGTCTGTTGCATGGTAATCTGTTGACGTACGCGAAGAAGCAGACGGCAACGATGGTCACGGGAGTCAACAAGACCACCGCCTCATTGGTCTCCGACATTATTCAAGGAGGAATCGACGCCAACGCGAGTACGCGAGAGATCGGACGGCTCATCTCCGAAGCAACCGGATTTGCGCGCAGTCGCGCAGATCTGATCGCCCGGACCGAAACGACGAAGGCATTCAATGGCGCACCGACGGAAGCACTGTCTGTCGTCGCGCAGTCGAGTGACCGAACCTTCACGAAGGAATGGTCGACGGTCGGCGATGATCGAGTGCGCGATGAGCATGTCGAGATGGAAGGCGAGATCGTTGGCATTGATGATGAATTCTCCAACGGTCTGCAATATCCATCGGAACCGAATTGTCGGTGTTCCCTGCTGTATGAAGAAACCACGGAGGACTAATTCACATGAAGAAGACACAACGCAATCGCACTCAGCCGGCGATCCGTGCGAAGTTTGACCGTCGCAGCGGAATCGTACGCCTGAACGTTCCGTTGTCAGTCAAGGCTGATTCAATCAGCAAGGACGCACGGACATTCACTGGTCTCGCGGCGACATGGCAGGAAGATCTCGGACAGGACGTCATCCAGAAGGGCGCGTTCAAGCAGTCGATCAAAGATTGGAAGGCATCGTCGGAAGCATTGCCGTTGCTCAACTCACACGATCACTTCGACATTTTCTCGGCGCTTGGTCAGGCATTGTCCATGAAGGAGACGGATCAAGGCCTCGAGATCGATTGGGAAGTGATCAAGGGCGATGATGGTGATCGCGTGCTCGAGCGTCTGCGGCCGAGTGATCGCACGGGCCGTGCACTCATTGGCAAGATGTCGATCGGGTTCATTCCGACGAAGTTCAGCTATGAACAGCCAGCCGGAACGGAATCGTTCTTCGATCGCATTCGTCACATCACGGAAGCAGAGCTCAAGGAAGTTTCGCTCGTGTTGTTCCCGATGAATCCGGGTGCGTCAATCGACGCGACCTCGGTGAAGTCGTTCATGCAGTTGGCCCGCGATACCGATCCAACGAAGTTGGACAGTATCACGCGCATGGAATTGCGTCGCCTCAACACACGCATCGGTCTCCTGTTGAAGAAGCAGAAGCCGGAAGATGAGGCAGAACACGAGGAGTCGGAAGACACGCAGGAACAGCCGTCGACTCAGCCGCCGTCCACGCCGAAAGCGCGCACTGGCACTGCTGACTCAGACGACACGACTGATGACACCGATGAACTCGATGCGTTGGCCGAGGATCTCGTCGATGACGATGATCTGGGTGTTGACGGTGATGAGGGCGACGACGCTGACGACTCCGAGGATACGGAGCAGTCGGACGAGAAGTCCACGAGCACCGACACGACGAAGGAAAAGAAAGACGAACCGCAGCAGTATCTCTACACAGAAGCGCTGAAGCAGCGACTGGCGAAGGTCACGTTGCAACGCAAAGTCGGCGAAGCGTTCGCTGTTCGAGATGATGACTGATCCCATCAACACATTTCACTTGAGGACGTTCACATGCATTTCAAGACCTCCGGCAGCATCGTGCTGCGGAAGTGGCACGGGCGCCTGGAAGCGTTCATTCACAATTCGTCGGTTCCGGTGCTCGGTCCGTCGAGTGTGACATCGCTCGACGTTGCTGGTGCAGGATTCATGGCGCTGATGCCCGTCGTACTCATGGCCCTCGCGATCATCATGATCGTGATGTTCCTGGCCGTGAGCGGGAATCATCACGCGTTCGGCTCGTTGTCGCTGCTCGGCTTCGCGGGTCCGGTCGCCAACAAGAGCGGTACCGAGGAGAAGAAGCCCGCCAACGTTCGGGTGATGGAGCAGGACCTGAAGAAACTCGCCCGTGAGCTGGAGCTGGCACAGGACGAGCTGGCTGAAGGTCCCGTCTCGCAGGAGCGCGGCGAAGAGATCGAAGAGAAGGCGCAGGAGATGGAGAAGCTTCAGGCACATCTCGATCGGTACAACAAGATCGCTGGTGTGAACAAGAGCGCGCGTCAGGTTGGAAAGGTTCGCCTTCCGGGTGAGGACGAGGATGGTCTGGATCGCAAGACGATCTACACCACGCCGGGTCATCTCTTCGTGATGTCGCGTGAGCTGAAGCACTATCAGGAGACGGGCAAGCAGGGTTGGTCCGGGAAGCTGGACATCGGTCGGCGCTTCGGGAAGAAGATCGCGCTGCACGGTGAAGCGGCGCGTGAATTCGAGAAGAAGGCATACGATCCGGCCACGCTGCCCGTGCTCGGAACGGATGCGGTGATTCCGATCGATCGCGATCCCGAGCTCGTTCGATATCAGGAGCCGGAGATCCTGACGATTCGCGATATGCTGAACAACACGCCGACGCAGTCCGACACGATCAAGTACGTGAAGCACATCGCGACGACGCGCGGTGCTGGCACGGTCGCGCGTGGTGGACTGAAGCCGTTCCTCAAGATCGAGTTCAGCTCGACGACGGTCAACGTGGAGACGATCGCTGTCCTGTCCAAGGTCACCGAACAGGATATCGATGATGCGCCGCGTCTGATCGCCTACATCAACGGCGAGATGAATCTCGACGTCAAGGTCGAGGAGGAGCGTCAGATCGCATGGGGCACGGGCGTGAACGAACTGCTCGGTCTCTTCGCTCCGGCCAACGCGATCCCCGAGTTCGCGCGCGCCGAGGTGGGCGACACGATCATCGACACG